ACTATCTTCTTTAATCTTTTACCCATACGAGGGTAAGTACGTGGAGGTACTAAATCTTTATCATTAAATTGTTTATCTAATTCTTCGTCAGCCACTATTTTACCTCCTTAATTAATATTATATTTCAATATGATTATGCCCAATTACAACACCAGCGGTGTTAACATATGTATAATGTGTACTATGAAGTATACCTTCTGCTATATAATTTCCACCCTCACCGTCATCTAACTCTTCTGGGTTGATATATTTTTCTTCTTTAAATATTGTCATAGATGCACTCTCAATAACTTCACCGTTATCTACTTTAACTTCATATTGTGTACCATCCTCGGTTTCGCTAGTTTGCTCTATACTTTCTATCCTTTTTGTTGAAGTTTCCCACATAGCTTTAGCAAAATCCATAGGTGTAGGTGCACTACTTGTATTAGCTTGTGCTAGTTCTTCTTTAAGTTTAGTATAAAAAGCTAATGCTTCTGATGATGTTACCAATAATTTAACAGCATCATTTGGTTGTAATGTATCAACAAAATTACATAAATAATATCTAAATGTTTGTGTAATACCTGTTTTATTTTCAATAGTTAATTCAACAGGATTTTCTAAACTTGCTTCATAATTCTGCTCTGCCATTATTTTAACCTCCTATTTAAATTTATATTAGTGTGGTCTAAATACATCAAAATCATTAAAACCTTGTACATCTTCAATAACACAATAATAATTTGTTTCATCCTCTGATTTAATTGCACAACTCATATGATTCTCATCTAAAACGAAGTCACAACTGGTTTCAGATGAACTCTCTAAGTGAACTTTATTATATGATACATTGCCTTGTTTTAAAGTTACATACACATCTTTATCTATGCCACGTTCAATTAAAGTACGTAATACTTCAGGGTCTAATACTGATGTATCTAAAGGACTTCCAACGCTTAATGGAATTGGAAATTCTATTACTAAATCTTTACTAGCCTGTGCGTTTTCTAACATTTCTTTTATTTTTGTATAATAAGCCATTGTTTCAGATGATGTTACTAATACTTTCACAACATCATCTGGCTGAAGTGTTTCTGTAAAATTACATAAATAATATCTAAATGTTTGTATCTCATTAGTTTTATTTACTAATTCGACAACTACTGGTTCTTCTATTGATGCACTATAATCTTTCATTTATAATTCCTCCTTATTGATGCATTTCATTTGTAACATTATTACCTCTAATCAAATACATAGCTGATTCTGATGGTTGCTCTGATTCTCTAATAAGAAGCACAAAGTCAGTAGTATCAATTGGTATGGCAACTCCTATCATAGAGTTATATGGGGCTTGTGTAATTAAATCCTTGAAATAATATATATTATATGTCATTTCTGGAATATACTCATCACCAATTTGTATATCCAATGTCTCCTGCATCGTTCTAACACATTCGCCAACTCCTATTTTTAAATATTCTGACCCAGTACTATCTATGTGGTCATTAACAATTTTTACGTATTTACTAATATCAGGTATGTTACTAGCTTCATTTATTTCTAAATCTTCTTTAATTTTTAAATAATAAGCCATTTCTTCACTTGATGTTGATGATAATGCTACTTTATCACCTGATTGTAATTTTTCAACAAAATTAGCTTTAAAGTACCTAAATGCAGATAATTCATTTGTTTTATTCTCAATTACAACAGGTATATCTAAATTTGTTAAATCTTTACTCATTGCATTTACTCCTTAAAAAAGTAGTGTAGGCAATACTAAATAGTAGTATCTGAGAGGTAGATTATCAGACTTACTGCCTAATACTACCTACACATTTATATCAAAGTTAATTACTTTAATATCTTAAATTATTGGTTGTTATCTGATGCTTATGCCTCAGTAATATTAACACCTTCAACAGCTAGATGTTTATCTTTATCAGCTAATGCTGCATAATAAGCAGCTTCTTCACTTGTTTGAGCTACTAATGTAACTTCATCAAGTGGTTCTAATACCTCTGTAAAGTTTACTCTAAAATATCTAAATGATGTATTTTCTACTTCACTTGTATTGCTAAGAGTAATTGTTATAGGTAATTGTGATAAATCTTTTATTTTTGCCATTATAAACTCCTCCTTTTCAAAATGTTACCGGCTCTGAACCCAGTACTGGACCCTCCTATGTCTGAATTGATGATTTAACATCATCAGCAGAGTTCAAGAGGTTATGTTTAAAATATCATCTACCTCAAAGAGTAATTGACACTCTTGATAATATTTTACTTGATTTATAGTAAAAAACTTAGTAAGTCAGCTGATTTATTTACATTTGACTTAGCTGAGTTTTTAACTTCTTTGTTTTGTTTAACATTTTTAAGTATTTTCTTGAATGGTATTTCAGCTTTTGCTTCTACTGGTTCTTCAACAACAGCTTCTTCAACATTCTCAGTTACTTCTTCAGCAACTGTTTCTACTGGTTCAGTTACTTCAACTTCTTCAATATTTGTTTCAACTATTTCTTCAACAGGTTCTTCAACTTTCTTTTTTCTGCCCATTTTATATATCCTCCTAACACAAATATTTTTTACTCAATAATATTTTACTCTACCAGTCTCAGAAAAATGGCAAAAATAAAAAGAGTATCATTTAGATACTCTTTTTTATCACATTTAATCCCACAAATTATAAAAATATTTCTTTAATAAATCCATTGCTTCATCTTTCATTTGCTCTTTATAGCGGTAATTGTCCTCTTCACATTTAAAAAATTTATCTCTTAGCTCTGGGTCAGGTTCATTATTCTTTATAATATAACCACCATCAACTTTTTCACAATGTTTATTCCAAAAATCTGTAAAAGATTTTTCTTTACCAAACTCAGGTCCCCAAACAGCCAAGTCATATTCTTTTTTATAAGGGTTATACATCTCTTTATCTTCATCAGCTTCTTGTAAACAATATGCCATACGAGTTAATAATATGTACCATTTGGTAAATATACTATCAGGTTCATAAGTGTAACCATTGGTCTCTTCCCTTATTTTATATTTTTGCAGTTCTGTATCTTTCCACTCTATAGGAAGTTTGTCAAACTCTTCAAATGGTAAATCTGGTGCACCGTGTTTCATATCCCTCAAATTTAATATCATTTTAGGAAATGTTGAAGTAAGCCAATAATTCATACCCCAACAATCATTATCTGAAAAACCTCTTTTATAACGTTGTCTTGCCATACGTTTATTAAATCTATATTCATTGAATTTATGTATTAATCTCCTAAACATTTTATTCTACCTCTCTTTTTTGATTGTCATTAAACTTAATAACATTTTTTAATAATTGCATATCAAATTGATTTGCTATAGATGGTACATCTTTATTTAAACAATGACTATCCCAGTAAGGTGTGTCTTCATATACAAATGTGTGTGCTGGATTCACCCTTGGGTCTAAAACAAATAGTTCACGTAATTCACTATAATTAACGCCTATTTCTTTACATACATTATAAAACTGTTGACAAAAACTAACTTTTGTAGCAATATATGAATTTTCCATAAATTTAACTAACTCAGCTAATTCTGATGTAACAATTCTAAATGTATGTCGACCATCATAACAAGGTAATATTATTTGTACTACTTTATTACATATAGCAGTATTACCACCTAAAATAGTAAAATCAAATTTAAAATTATTACAATGTTTTGTGTTACCATAATACTCAGGACTAAATACTATATGCTTTCCAGTTTGATGTGATAACTCTCTAACTGTACCTACTGGGCAAGTAGACTTTATACAGTATATTTTGCAATCATATTCATTTATTGCATTTTTAACTTCTGTAATATCTACTTTACCATCAATTAAAGGTGTATCTACACATATAAAACCTAAATCATAAGTTATATGTTGCATAGTAGTTACACCTTCCTTATATTTATCCACTATATCTGGTTGTAAATCACTTAGTTCAGATGCTAAATTTCTACCAACTATTCCATATCCTATTATTAATACATTATTCTTCACCTAACTACCTCCTATGTATTATAACTGTATTAATAATATTTTACCTTACTTTAACATTGTCTAATAATTGCATCTGTATAATGTTCTAATAATTCAGTCATATTTCTACGACCAACTGGATTCGATGTATGTATTCGGTACTCCGGACAATAAATATGTTTAGCCACAATGTATTTACACAAATCATATCCAGTTGGACCATCACCTAAATCGTGGTCTAAACAAATTACATCAAATCTAAATCTGTGTAATTCTGCAACAGCTTCGTCATAATCTCTTGCCCACCTAACTTCATACTCATCTCTATATGTATTTGGTACAGGTCTTAAATCATCCACCCAAAGTAAATATTTTTTAGATTTATGTTTTTCTCTATATTTTTCATACCACTGTACTGCATAATAATTATTATAATCTTGCATTACAACCTCCCACATTTATTTATTCTTGCTAAATCTGCTCTTGAAATCAGAGTTAAATTTTCAATAGTTATATTTAACGGGTTACCATCAATAGCATATACAACCATACCATCTGGTATATCCTGCTGATGATAATATTCCCACAGATACCTTCTATATAGATTATTTGGTTTTCTATTACCTTTCCAATCTATATTAATAAAGTATTCATACTCAACTTTACCTTTAAATCTACCTGACTTGTGTATATGTTTTCTTAATGTTACAGTACCCTTTTGTTTTGTATTATGTGGTAAATATCTCCCCTCAATTTTAGCTAATGGTGATACTGTATTTTCTTGATACTGTATATGTGTTTTACTAACTCTTGCTCTTGCTTCTTCGGATAACCATTCTTTTTGAGGTACACCTTTATTAAATGGGGTGTTACCTTTCTTAAACATTGTTTTTAAAAATTTATCTGATACTAATTTACTCTTTAGTACTCTCCAACAAGCATCACTGCAAGTTTGTCTCTCAATGTACTCTTTTCTTGGTGTGAAATCCTTGCCACAAATTACACACTTATTCATCTTTAATATCTCCTATTCCTCTTTTACCAAATTTCCATTCAGCATTAACATAACCATCTGCAACATTTACATCTATACCAGTTACACCAAATTGTATTGCTTCTTGTGATTTTAAAAAATCACGTATTTGTTTATACAACTTATCTTGTTTTTTCATTAATGTTAAATCTTGTATTTGTAAATCACTCGCAACTTCACCAATCTCATTGCCATATGCAACACACTCATCTTTTGTTGCAAATATATAGTCCTCATATACATCACATCTTTTAAATGGTCCATCTGATATATGATATTCAATAGCATATGTTTTTATACGTCTGTTACTATAGTATTTAATAGAACCGCATATAACTTCTAATTTTTCTAAATCTCTATTAAATTTTAAAAACCATACTATATCTTTTGGTTTAAATTTTGTTTTACCTGCACAATCATTACATAACCAGCGATTTGTAAATTCTTTATCTTGATAAACAAATCCTGTTTTTGTTTTACCACAATATGCACACTGCATCATTTTATAACTTGCTAATTTTCCCATCTTTATTGGATTATCCATCTTAAACTCTCCTATCTTATATCTTAAAATAGTTTCTGGCGTGGAAGGTGAGGTTCGAACTCACGCCCCGCATACACGAGCTAACAGTTTAGCAAACTGCCCCCTTCACCACTTGGGTACTTCCACATATAAAAATAGTGCTCTTGTAAACACCAAACTTTAGAGCACAGTAGAACGGACATTACCTTCATACAGCATCTTCTCGTTTCCAGTCACAGCTATACATATCTACAAAGTTTTTTATAAGTTAGTCTGGAAATTTTACCAACTTATTTTATTTTAGATGTTTCAGGTAAGGATGTTTTGTATCAGGTCGCCTTACTCTTACGCCTGTACAAGGGGTATTGAGATTTGAACTCCATCTTCAGCCAACAGACTGCTGTTCTACCAACTTAAACTAACAACCCCATATAAAAGTTGTCATAGGTGTGTGATAACACATCTTACCTGATACTGGCACATCTCCATCAACGTGGTATCTTCACTCGGAGACCTATACTAACATTTAATACTCATACTCATATTCATCAAGTGTAACTAATTCAAAGTTATCATCTATAAAATCTTCAACTTCTTGAAAATTCATATAGTTTTGTAACAATTGCTCAAATTCTACTAATTTATTATCAAAATCAGCATCCTTTTTTACATAGTACACAAGATTACCATCAATATCATATGAACTATCTGTCAATCTTATTACGGCTATTTCCATAGTTTATTACCTCCTAGTAATATTTTAGCGTAAATAACACACAATTTCATATTTTAATTATATCATAATTTTTAAAATATGTAAATATTATAAAAATAATTTTTCAAACAAAATAGCAAATGGCTTTAGTATAAATTCCAATATTGTATATAAACAATACATAATACTTAAAATAAAGTAGATGACCAGCACAATCGGAAATTCTACTATAAGTAATATCAACATTAATATACTATACCAAATATCCTGTAACATAATCATCTACTCCTCTTATTATTTAATTTTTATTTTTCAATTTTTCTTTATACTCTTTTCTATATTTCTTAGAGTACTTATATAATATTTCGTGTACAACCTCACAATTAGCTTGTGCTGTAGTTAATGGATTCACTATATACCAATCTTCTCCTAATAAATACTGTTGTAGAAAATTTAAACCTATCTGAGCTTCCATTGGTGGTGGAAACATATTATCTTTCTGCCAATTCTTATCTAACCATTCTTGATATTGCATATATTACCTCCTATAATATAATATACCTCAAATATTATATTATTTTGAGCATTTTCAGAAAATAAAAAAGTAAAGGTCACAGCCTGACAAACTTTAACCTTTACTAACACCGAAAACAAATAAATATACGCTATAAGTGCGTCTATTTAAATTGCTTTCTTATAATATAACACAAATTTTAAAAATTGTAAATACCCTTTATAAATTTTTTAATAATTTTTTTGCTTCTCTTAATATATCTCTACGCTTATTAGTGGTATCTACAAATTGCTTACAAGATAACTCATCTCTAAATATTTGATGAGCAAATCTTCTTACATTTTTTCCACTATCCAAATTTACCACAAATTGGTATATACCATTTTTAGTTGGATTATAAAGTTTATATATAGCTGATATTACACCTTTAGCTGATACTGCGTGTAATGATAAATCAGACATATCTTTAGTATTATCATTTGTATATACAACATCACCTATAATATATCCAGATTTACTTTTAACAAAACAAGAGTTACAACAATATTTATTATACCAATTTCTAAAACTATCTGTATATTTTTCACCGCAGAAAGCACACGTTTTCATTGTCATATTTTCATACCTCCGTTAATACAGTCTTGTTGCAAATTTAGCCACACTATCTAAATCATTATTTCTAAATATAAGCCTACACATTACTGCTTCTAAAAATTCTCTATCAGGAGCTATATAAAATGATGGTTCTTTTAAAACTGCTAATGTTTGTTTCACCTTAACTGGTTTGTTTATACTTTCTCTTCTTTGCATCTCATATCCCATTTCTTCATTCACTAGCTCTTTAGGTTGTGATGCTATATAAATATGTATTTCAGCATCAGACATTGATTTTATGTATCTAGCGATTGTTGCAGCCTTTAATCTATTACGTGCTTCATTAAATTTAGATACACTAAACCAAAATGTATAATCTTCAAATTGATTATTTACATTTTCATTATCTGCTACTCCTTTATATACTTTCATAGTACCAGCATAATTATTTACCCAATTAAATATACATCTAAATTTATCTGATTCAGTCAAATCATATTCAATTGATTTTGCACAACTAGACGGTATAACCCAACAACGTGTTGCGTCCATATATACATCTTTATACTTGTTATAATTGCCCTCTAGTTTAATTCCCAGCTCTTTAGTTTCATTTAAATATGCACTTGTAGATAAAAGGCACACAGCTATTGTTTGTCTATTTATACCAAAATGGTGTATTATAACAAATCTATGATTTTCAGATATAAGATTTTCAAGTGCCATATCATAAGCACCACTAATCTCATTGTATGCCTTTAGTTTAATTACATTACCTATAAAAGCAGGCTTACTATTTATATAGATACAGGGTTTATCAGCATACTCTTCACCTATATTTATATGTTTATTTTTCATTGTAAACACAACTCCTCACTAATATCTTTAATGAGAGGGCTTTTATAATTTTTATTTTCGCAGGGGAAACCCAATACAAACCTACCTGTTATCTGGGAGCGACCCAGCATCTGGCTACCGAGGTAGGACTCGAACCTACGCTTACATCGGTCAAAGCGATGTGCCTTACCAACTTGGCTACTCGGTAATATATGTCTTATTATTAACAATATAACTAATTGTTGATTTAGCAACTTTAAATTGTTTAGCTAATGCTGTAAGACCTAGATTACTATCACCCCTTATATACACCGACCTTATAAATAAAATGTCATCATCAGTTAATTTAGTATTTGAGTTATTTGTACCTCTATCATTTTTAATTTTACCAACCAATCTTAATTGATTTAAAATAAATTGATGTGTACACCAATATAAATTTTCCACAGCATTATTAGCAAGATTACCATCTATATGAAATACATCTGGATAGCTATTTGGATTTGGTATAAATGTTTCTGCAACTAATCTATGTATATAAGCTATTTTTCTTATACCATTCTTACTAAGGCTAACATTATAACTACCTTTACTATCTCGATGCGGTGTGAGTATTTTCTCTCTACTACAAGTACCATTACGAGGTAGTGATTTAACCCTACCTCGATTACTTATTTGATATAAATTTTCATAACCTGCAATATCTTTCCAGATTTCTAACATATTATCCCTCTTCCTCTGATAATAGTTTTTTAATAAATTTATACTCTTTGTATTCTTCTTCTGTCATCTGTCTACCATAAACAATACCACTATTAATTTTATAATGTGTATGGCACTTCTCACAAGTGATACACTCACCTTCTCTGTTATACTCTAAAAAATCAAATGGTTGCTCAAACGCACAAGCTGGACAATGACTTAACATTACATCTGTATCCATATTATAATACCTCCTCATTAATATTTTAGAGTAATCACAAAATTCCAATAATTTTTATTAAATTTATCACATTTTTCTAATATATAAAATGAGGGCTGTTGGACTCGAACCAACATCTCGACCGTCATCGCACATTGCCACAATGCTAAAACCCTCTAACCACACGTTATGGTTATAAAATTAATGCACTTTCCCCTCTAAATATTTACAATAGGCGGTATAGTGCTAAACTTCTCCATTGGATTTTAAAGACTTTTCCTTGTCAATGCCTAACGCTACCCTACACCTATTACAGTGCAGGGTCACTTTCGACAGTTAGTTGCCGGTAGTCTATTTACAAGGCTTCTTGCGTTTCTCCCTACCATTCCGACAAAGTCGCCGTGCCTAGTCTGACCCTATGAAATATAACCACTTTCACATAGGAGAGGCATCATTGGTGGCACCTCATACTGGTCCGGGGTACCTATATCGGTGTCAAATATTAGGTCTTTTATTCATCCACATACTTCATATAACAACTTCTTATAATTCATATATAAATATAACCGAGCCCCAGTGGCAGGAGTGGTAAGAATCAAACTCACATTAACGGTGTTGGAGACCGTAGTCCTATCATTGAACGACACTCCTATATAAAACGGAAAAATCTAAATGTGCTACAAACAAAATTAATTTAGTTGGTAAATTAATATTACAAGTAGACTTAACCGATAAACTTCTCCAACTCAACACAACGATTTTTCAGTACAGCTTTAATTAATTATATATCGTTTGTAGCTACAACATAATTAATTAAATTTGCAACGTCAGCTAATTGTAAGATTTGAACTTACCTAGACCCCAACGGTAATTAGCATATAACGATATGAGTTAAATAAGTACCTATAATTATATTGGTTTCGTTTATACTCGCAATATAAACTACTTGCCATAATTATTTGGGAAATACTTAGTTAGGCTTAACCCATATCTAAAGAACTAATGGAACTCGATAGATATTGTGACAAATACCTATCTAAGATACTTTAGTTAGCAACAGCTGGAATTGAACCAACGTCATAATGGGTATGAGCCATTTGCATCGCCAACAATGCTATGTTGCTATATACTATATGGAAACATATACTCATATGTGCATTTGTATTTATCCAAATCTATTATCAGTTCACCAATTAGTTTTATTAAAAATTTATACAAATTTTTATTTCTTTGATTAAGTAACTTTAAACAGCTATGTTCAATTGCAGTTATTATATTTTTATCATTATAATACAGTATCATTAATCTGCATTCCATTGATTTCATAACTTCTTTACCATCTTGTTCTACTGGTGATACATACTCAAATAATTCAATTCTATCATCATATTTATATGCTCTAAGTTCTTCATCAACCATAAATTGATTTTTGATTAATTTCATTATTGTATGCAATCTCATCATATCACCTCATAAATACTTTAAGCTATTTCGTTATCATCAATCTACATTGAACTGGCGTATCTAGGAGAGCTCATACCGCACACCAGAGTGACCTGTTAATTCAGGAATAATAGCATTTTAGGGTCTTTTATTTTAATTGGTACCAAACCCTGACATAAAAAATAACTTAATGTGCACTTGCTTCTGTGTTTACACCTTTATCTGCTTAGTGCTAATCCTGATAGGTGGGTTTGATTGGTTTTCCTTCCAATGGCGACTTGTAGCGGACTTGAACCGCTGACCTCCTGCGTGACAGGCAGGCATTCTAACCAACTGAACTAACAAGCCATATACTAAGAGGTATCTTAGTCAATAAGTTTTAACAAATCTACCCCATTTAATTTTTTACCATTTTCATCTTCTACAGATATATATTTTAATAAATCTAATCTATTTATTTGCATTAAAAATCCTATCAACACTTTGTGGTCTATATTACCCTTTTGTTTTTCATACAATATATTAAATATATATCTAAGTACTGGCTCATAATCACCAAATATAATATCATCAAATGTTGCTAAAATTTGTTTACCATTTAATGTACTATTATATTTAGCTTGTTTTTCATATTCGTTACGTTTTTCTTTCCAATTTTTACGACTACATATAAAGTCTCTGCAAACATAAGGTCTTACCTCATATATAGTACAAACTTTATTTACTTCATCATAAAAACAACAATGTGCTTTAAATGCCCCAGTTGCTCTATCTATTCTATCAAATGGTTTAATATTATATTTTTTTACATATTGTTTTATATTAGTTACGTCATCATCATTAAATGGTACAAATAGTCCACAACAATCACCACATCGACTACAGTTGCCGTTACAAGTATTATCTACTATTTGATTTCTAACACCACTTCTTTTAATCATATTAAACTCCTTTTCTGTTTACTTATTCGTCTGTCATACTTTCTGAGTACATCTGTTAAACCGTATATATCTTTATTATATGTCTGAGTTAACAACTTTTCTTTTGGGGTATCTAAATAATATTTAATGGTTTCAGCTACCCAAGTATAATTAACATTCCAGAAATATGTATTATTAATGGTATTTGGTACTTCATCTGTATTCCAATAAGCCCCAGATACTTGACTTTTGTGTTGTAAAAAATCATTAGGAAAATCCCAGATTATTTCTTTATTATCACCAACTGTTATCCAATATCGTGGTATAGCTTCTCTCTTATTACTAATACCACAAGTCTGCCCAGCACCCCAAGCTGATTTAGTTTTATATACAGAGCAGTGGATTTGAAATTTACTATCGGTGTCTATAATGTTATATAATTGTTTTTGCAATTTACTCCACATCATATTAACATATACCTCCGACAAAAATTATACCACAATATTTAAAATATGTAAATAATTATATCTAAATTTTTTCACATTCTACATCACGATATAGTTGTATTAAATTCTCTAGTGTATCGTTTGGGTCAAAATCTATTTTATGACTTTTCAACCACGCTGTAACAGTTATATATTGTGATTTTTCATCTGGATACGACCATAACTCTGCATTCTCACTCATTTTGAAATCAACTCCTCAATATTTTCATTATCTAATCTTTGCAAACTTTTCATACATTTATTATACATATCTACCAAAGTTTTCTCTGAATAAATTCCATTTATTGTAGTATCCCTACCTAAATATTTATACCACGATATTTCAATATCTCCACACTTAAAATTATATGGCTGGTTTTCTTCATCATCCCACGAATATGCTTGTACTTCAAAAACATCATTAGCCCACCTATTACCAGTATTTTCAAATGGACTATCAAAATCAATGTGGTTCATATTATGTGCTACAATCTTTAGTTTCCTATTTATATCTGCCAATAAAGCTACTACCCAATCTGGACAATTATACCTTTGGTTTGTATTAGTATTAAACATTAAATTTCCTAACTCTAAATCAGCCATAAACTTACCTCCACTAAATATAATCTATTATGTGTTTCTTGGCTCTACACCTTTGTATTTGTATTGAGTTAATACTCCTTCCAAGTTCTATAGATAATTGTGTATCTGTTTTCGGTGCAAATAATATCTGTTTTATTTCACCATCAGTCCATATATTTCCTTGATTATATCTACCTGAGATATTTTTACCATAATACTTAGCTTTATCTCTTCGTCTATATCTACGAGCTTTATTTTTATCTTTAAAAAATTTTAATGATGTTGGCATAATATATCACTTCTTTCATTTGGAGGTACATATTGGATTTGAACCAATGATAACAGTTTTGCAGACTGCCGACTTCACCACTTGTCTAATGTACCAAATTGGTCGGAGTGACACGACTCGAACGTGCTACCTGATGGTCCCAAACCACCCGTTCTACCAGATGAACTACACCCCGATAATAAAAAATAGATGCTCTATGTAATTAGAGAGCACCTATCTCGTGTTTATAATATGTGGACTATTTTATTTATATTGCAAAGGTTATTCTAATTACTATATTATAGGTATGCTAAATAAAGTCAACTGCGGGTACATTTGACCAAGTACATATATCACTTTGTACATCATATTTAGCTAACATATAGTAACACTCCTTACTTAATTTAAAATAGTGGTGGTGGCAATATCACCTTGTAATTAATCTTGGCAATAGGATTACAATCTCTTTATATAAGAGGGAGCAATACAGCCACCGATGTTTCATAATTAGATTGATTAAACAATAAATATCTACCAACCTAACTAGCATAATTATATTACATATTTTAAATTTTGTAAATAGGTAAATATTATTTTTTTACATTTAATTCCCACCACTTGTCCACAACCTCTTGTTTATGTGCATCTATGTCTCCACCTAAATATCTAATTAATTTTTTTAATATATCTAATTCTTTGAACGCTACATCTAAATTTTCCATACATCCTTGACAAGCATCCATTTCCATTTCAAGGTCCATATAGTTCATTTCTAGCGTTTCAATAACCTTTTCTCTTGCTCTAGCTTTTACAGATTTCTTCTTTTTTGCTTTCATCACACTCACTCCAATGTCTACCATACTCATTTAAGGCTTTCCTACTAATTATAACTGTAAGAATATCATCATCAAGCATATCAGTTTTAACTAGTATAGTATTTGGCACTAAATTAATTTTAGAGTATTTTTTTAAATATTGTTGATACTTTTCATTAATCATAATTATATCATCCTCTAAATCAATCCTAGTTGCTATATAATCATTTAATTTACGTATCGAATGTTTAATATTGTATATATTACAAAGATTAAACCAACATTTAGTTGTGTATTTATCTACACAAAAATCACACTCTTCAAAATCATTATATCTACCAAATACCATAACTATCCCACCTTAAAATAATTTATTTTGTTTCTCCTGCCAAGTTCTAAATACATTAATTTCCTTTTTTAAATCCTCAGCTTTACCATTAAAACAAATTGCTCTATCATCAATATATAATATGGCTGGTACTTTTATACTAGTATAATCATCTACTTCTATATGATATTTATCTAACCACTCTCTCATAGCTAATTGACCTTTTAAGTCTCTGCATCTTGTACTTACTATAACAACATCATATGTTTTACGTAATTCATCAATTAAATCTTTTATTCCTTCTACAGGCTCATCATATATACTACCATCTTGCCAACCCCTGCTATATTTATGTATAACTCCATCAAAATCAAATACAATTGTTTTTCTGTTTGTCATAATTAAATCCTCCTATTAATATACCTCTAAATCATTTAAAATTGAATAATCTATATTATTTGTGGTACCTGTTTTAACCTGTTTGTTTTGATTTGCAGTATTATCTTGTGGTAATCTATAATTACTTTTCTTAAACTTTCTTTCCGCATCTTTTTGTAATAATAAATCACCACTTATTGTATCCTCTAAATTACGCTTATTTAAATCTATAACGTTTTTATATTTAGCTACTTCTGATGCAATTCCAGTATTATCTATTATATTTTCAAACTGACATAATTTAGGGTATTCTTTTTCTCTACCAACATTTTTTACATAATGCCCCTCCATACATCTAAGTTCTATATGATACCCCGTGAATCGCATATAAAATTGTCGACAAGTACACTCCGGATTGCAACACTTCTTATCATATACCATAATCTATTCCTCCCCATTATCTTTATCTAAACTTTCAAATTTTTTACATCTCTCATAATGATATTCATCATTAAAATCTTGCATTACCGTACTATCTAATTGGTGTTTATTACATCTATAGTGGCATATTCCTCCTGACCCTGCAACACTATCTAATTGCCAATATTTACATTTATAACAATTCTTTTTAAATAAATTACAAATACTCTCAAATATAATAACTACAATACTTATTATAATAACCACCGCTATGAATCCTAAACCTATTATTTCACCTAAGGTAACAACTATTGTCAACACTATCACCTCCAATCTAACTAATCTGTATGTGGTATATGTGTATCAATACTAGCATCTTGTGATATATTATATTTATATGTAACCCTATTGAAGAAATCACCATTATCTATATCTGGCACTACTACCCAACCCTTACCATTACATCCGTGACAAGTGTGTTCGTATGATGCTCCAGTTGTTGTGTTATAATCCCAATACTCTTTATACTTCCCTGAGCCTTTACACACAGGGCAAATTTCACTATGATTTGACATTTTTACTCCCTCCAATATTAAATAAAGGTAATATATTTTTCTCTTCTATCCAAACACTGTATTTTACCGTCTTACCAATAGTAAATATTTCACCAGTATTTTGAAGATTTCTACAATACCTAGTTATTGACTCCAATTTATCCCCTGTTTGTTGTACTAAATAATAACACAAAGCTCTATATGTATTGAACTTTTCAACCTCACCTGTGATGATATTTTTAGCACAAAATATATAATTATTTTTATGTCGCTTTTTTATTCTTTCCTCAATTAGCTCAATATCATCATCTATTGTAAAACTCAGACCATTATACTCAGTATCATCCATAATACTTCTATATACATCATTTGAAATTTCATAGATATTACTACCCTTTATTTGTAAATTATTTAAATATATAATATCTGTAATTTCTTTTATACTATTACATTTTTCAAATTCTGTATGAAATATATTATGTATTTGATATGTAGTTGATAAATACAAGCTTGTAATGTTTTTATTATCTGAATAACTTATGATAGCTAAGTTACATATACTTGAATTTAAAAAATTGCCATCTATAGTGTGTACAACTTGTTTATCCTTTTTTGGTTCTATTGGAAATAATGTATTATGTATTTCAGCTAACCTAGGTAATGTTAATAAACTACACGCTTTCTTTCTATTATATATTTCAGGTTCAAACCCACATTGAATACGTATATAATTAATATTTGACCCTCCTTCGTGCGGTAAAATTATTCTACAAGGTTGCATATTATTTAAATTAACTCCTGCAATACGTTTAAGATTTAACAAGTAATTAGAGTTATATAAAATATCTCCCATTAAACTGAATGCATCAAAATTAGGATTTGATTTAGTTTGCTTTCTTCTAACATTTTTAGACACTACATATATATCATCGTCTGCTGTATATAAATCCCCATAAAAGCACACTCTAAATCCACTCAATATTTGATTTAGAGTATATTTTTTAAGTGCATCACAGTTAAAGTTTTTAATGTTATTTATAATTGCAGTATCTTTCTGTAATATATCATCATCTGGCAATATTACCCAAATACCTGCATTATTATTTGCAAAAGGAATTTTCACCAGATTATTATTAAGTATATCTTCAAATATCACATATGACATTATTGTCTTGTATCCAGCTAAAACAGCTTCTTTGGTTTTTAGTATCTTTTTTATACGTAAATCTCTATCAACAGCATCTCTGTAAATTTCGACATTTGTGCCTATTTGTTGCACTGCGTTTCGTGTCGCCATATAAAATACCTCCGTTATATAAAATTAATGTGCTCTAAGTTGGTCTATTTCAATACCCGACTTAAAATTTTGTAAATTTTGTTTTGCTAACTCTAGCTCTTTTTGAGCATCGTCTAAAATTTCTTGCTTTGAGAAACTTGACCACGATTCAAAATACTCATCGTCTTTATTCTGCCAATATATGATATTATCCTCTGCTGATTTAAGACACCTTTGTAAACGACTTTCTGTAACATAAATATACTCAATGTGATTTGAGTACCCATATCTAACCTGACAAAAATCTCTACCTACCCACATTGTTGTTTTCCAAGGGAAATTATTATCACTAATTAAACATTCTGTTGCAAAATGGTATAAAGTTTTATCTGGTCCATAATCACAACTTAAAACAAATGTTGCATCTGGTGTAGTTAATTTTGCTATTTCATCTACAACATATTGACCTAATAATCCTTTAAATTTAGTTAACTGTCGTTCCGACACTTCTTTTGTAGCATATCTAGCTAGTACTGTTGCAAAACCAATTTCCCCATTATCAAACTTAGGGTTAACTATTACATCAGCCCACCAATCAGCTACAATAGTTGCTATTTCATCAGCAACATCACTCATTTGACTTTTCCTCCTCATTTAAATTCTTTTGTTCTTTAACGAATCCCTGAACATTATTAAATTTTTCAACACCATTTAATGTAATTTGTGTTATTGGTACATATCTATCATTTAGTCCATTAATAATGTCCATTAAAAATGCATCATCTACCTTGTAATCCGGTGGTAGTAATACTTTGATGTTTATTTCTTGTTCCATATTAATACCCTCCTTATCATAATATACCTCATTATAGATTTAAATTTGAGCAGAATTTAAAATTATTTTAAATTTAAAATAATAGAGTTAGGTTTACATATATTAAGTGCATAAAATAAAGAGTAGGGGTTACCTACTCTTTATTTCTATTTAAATTTATTCACTAATTATTTCATCAATAACTCTATCACATCTATCTTCATCAAAATCTATAATACCTAAATTATCCAACCCATTTAATAATACATATAATTTCTTTTCAGCATTTATACCTTCATCTGATATAATGCCATCATCATTAAATGGTTTTTTAGCCCCTAGACACATAAATACATCTTCTAATGTTGTAATCTCACTTGTTTCTTGTAATTTACCCTCTAGTGCTAACTTTGTAGCTTCTTCTAATTTATTTCTCATAATATAATACCTCCTTAAATTTTATTTAACTCCTCACTAGTCTCAAATGTAAATAGTTTACCATCCCAAATTAAATATGATTTATCTCCATATGGCTCCCCATTAGGTTGAGTTGAGTGAGTATCAATATAATAACAATTATTTATAATCTGTATATTTTTAACTAACGTGTGTCCTATAATTTGATTTGGAACCACAGGTCGTTGTGCGTGAGACATAACTTGTTCTCTTATATCTGCCCACACAAATGAACTAAAATCACACGTACCTCCTCTATAGTAAGCACAGGCAGTTAATAATTCTAATGACTGTAATTTATTAGAATTCATCTCTTTTAGGGTATCTAACCACTTATCTTCTCCACCTAACAATCCGTCTATATACTCAGCATTTAAACCTGCGTGAGTACAGTAAAAAGTATCATTACCACACTGTATCTCTGTGTAAAAATCTAATTTATCTATATTTTCAGTTAACTTCATTTTCATAACATCTTCTAATTCAAATTGATGCCCACTACAAGGAAATCCTAAATAGCTTAACTCGTGATTTCCTATTAAAAATGTATATTTTTCTGGATTAGTTTCTTTTAAATTAAATACTACATCTAATGTTTCTAATGACTGGTGATTATCTGTCTTCCAATCATCAACATAATCACCCATAAATATTATTCTATCAAAATTATATTTTTTATCTAGTTTTTCCACATCATTAAAAATATACATATGATTATGCACATCTCCAACGAATAAAGCATTCATATATTCACACCTTCCATAATTTTATACAATTAATTTATTTTTTCAACTGTAATTTTATATCAATATTATCATTAATATTTTACACTATTTTTGGATTTAATGCAAATAAAAAGAGATGCATTTCTGCATCTCTATATTTATCATCATACAAATTATACAGATTAAACTGTAATTCTTCCTCTGATGTAAAGTTGTGGATTAACCATTTTCTTACCATAGATTGATACCCATCCAGATTGTGTTGTGAAATCTGCAAGAGTAACTGGGCTTGTGAATGTAATTGGAAGATAGTCACCAACAACATATCCAGCTTGCCAGAAGTCATTTCCAATTCCACCTAAGAAGAAATCGTTTGTTCCGATTGCTGGTGTTTGGTAAACTGTTAAGTTTCCTAATTTACCAGCTAAGAAAGAACCACCATTCTTTGGAGCTTCATTAGCTTCAAATACTTTAGATTTAGCTAGGTAAGCGATTACGTTTGCACCAGCTACCATAAAGTTAGGTGTTAAGTTTCCACCTGTTCTGTTGTAGATTTCAGCACTTGCTAGGTTGATAGCGATTGGTAAACTTTCTACGTGTTCAGCATCGCTAACTCCTGGACGTGGTGTGCTTGACCATACTACTGCGTTTCCACCAGCAGCTTGAGCGAATATATCGTTCATTACGATTCTTTCTCTCTCTTTATTCATTTCATTAGCTACTTGTTGTTCAAATACTAATGGCATATTTACACCATATTCTTTATTGATTTTGTAAGCAGCTGTTAAAGCGTAGATTGCTCTTAATTTGTGCTCTTCAGCTTCAATTAGAACTGGATTGATACCAATTGTAACATCACCAACTTGATGTTGAGCGTGTCCATCTAATTCTGGATATAGATAGTTTGGTACGATTGAGTTATCGTATGTATAAGAGATTTTATCTCCTGCTACTGCTGCAGCATTTAATGTGATAGTACCATCAGCATATACTACTGTACCACCATCTGATAAAGCTCCTGCTCCATCATCTGTAATAACTGTTCCATCAGCTTTTACTATTTTAATAGAACCAGCATCGATTGGTGTAAATGGTGCTAAGTATGTTGTAATACCAGCTCCTATTTCTTGATTTTCTATAACTTTACTGTCATAGTTTCTATCTGTTTTTCCAGCTCCTGTACTATCTAATACTAGGTCACCAGCATTAACAGCACCTTTAGTTGTTCCATATTTAAATTCTAATATTGGAAGTAATTGAGCTGCTGTACTCATTGGTTGTACAGAAACGATTTCTGGAAGTATTGTATTTTGGATAGCTAAAGATACGATATTGAAAGCATCTCTTCTGAAATCTCTTCCAACAAAGTTTCCTTGTGTATATCCTTCATATAAATTACCTTTGCTTAGGTTTTCAAATAATTGTCCTGCATAATATTTTTCAAATGTGCTCATTGGTTTTGCACCAACAGCTTTTCTAGCACTCTCTAAAAGAGAAATTCTTTTAGCATATTTTTGTGCTACTGGATTGCTAGCTACATCTCTAGCTAGACTTTCTTTAGTCATCATTTTTGCCATTTTTAATTCACTCCTTATAAAATTCTTATATATTTTAAGGTTTTTAAGTTTCCTTACAAACTATTATAAATATCTTCAAATATATTATTTTGTGTTTATACAGCACTCCTGTCGTTTTAAATATCTTTTAAAAACCATTTATATAAAAATTTCTTGTAGAGCATTAAATATCTTTTAAATGGTACTTGAAATTATTTATTCATTAATATTTTACGTAACAAGTTTTCAAAAATTGTATTTTACCTGTCCATTAATATTTTACGTAAGTTATTTTTATTTTTACTTATATTTTATGTTTTCTAATTTTTATTTGTCAACATATTAAATAAATCTATATCGTCTTGGTCATAATCACCTGTATTAAAGTTTTCTGCTACAGCTTTAACAGTACCTAATGGGTCAAATGCCATCTTACTGAATCTGTCTTGAGTTTCAACCATTTTTTGATTATTTTCTGTTAATGTTTTAATTTTAGCTTCTAAGTCTCTAATCTTTTTAGTTTCTTGTAATTTACTCTCTGTTAATTTAGCTTGGTGTAGTTTTGATGCTTCTTGCAATTTATTGTTCTCTTCTTTTAATTTTTTATTTTCAACTAATACTCTAGCATACATATTTAATTTATTTTGTTTCTCTTTATTACTTTCAATTAATTTATCTATTTTAGCTTGTTTCTCATTTATTACAGCATCTTTATTAGCTAAGCTTTCATTTAATTCAGTTATTTTATTATTATGTGTTGTTTCTATATTCTCTAATTTTCTGTTTGCAATTTGTCTAGCTCTTAATAACATTTCTCTATGATTATCAGTTTCAGTTTTTATTCTCTCATTTAATTCTTCAATAGTCTTAGTAGCATTTTCTAGTTTAACTTTACTTTCATCTCTTAATTTTCTATTCTCTTCTTTTGCCATATGATTAAATGCTTTATCCCAAATTACCTTTAACTCATCATCAGTATAACCTTCAGCAGTTCCTCTTTCTCTTTCAAATTTTACAAAATCTTTGAATCCATAACCATAATAAGCATCATCACAAGCATTAGCAAATAATACATCATCTGCACCTTTGCCTTCAACCTTTACAGCTTCACTTAATTTAGCCTTTAAAGCAACTCTTGATGTTTCTAAGAAATTATTTTTCTCAACTAATTTAGCATTTTCCTCAGCTAAGTCAGCACTTGTTTTTAAAGCTTCATCTAATTGAACTTTACTTTCCTCAATCTTTTCTTTTAATAGCTTAATTGCAATTGATTTATTAGCTTCTGATAATTTAACTGGTATATCTTTAACTTGTAGTGATTGTATTTTTGTTTCAATTAATTTATCTAATTCTGCTTTATTACTAGCATTAATACTCTCAACAACTGTTTTTATTTGATTTACTTGATTTTCTGTTTCACAATCATTAATTTCTCTTTTTATACTTTCTGTTAATTTGTTTAAATGTTTACTTTCTGTAAGCTCTACTCTTGCTTTTGTATTAGCTGGTGTTACAACAACATCAAATGTTATAAAATCATATGTATCAGGGTCAATTATATTTTGACCATCAACAAATACTTCTTCACCCATTCCTCTTGATGATACACCAAGCTTAGCACCACTGTCTGCAAGTGCTTTTACTATTCTACCTGTTGGAGTATCTAATATATCAGCTTCACCGTAGATAACTCCCTCTTCAGGTCTTTTCTCTAATTTAGTTATAGATATGGCAGCATTTTTAGCAAGTGTTTCACATCTATCACCCTCAGGATGGTCTAACTCACCAAATAAGGTTCTTGTTTCTAATGCTTCCATTACATCTTCACTACCAAAAACTCTATTATCCCAAAGTTCCTCTGTATATAATCTGTCAGCATTTCTTGTACCGTGTTTATAATCAGCAAATACACCCTTTAATCTGCCAAGTATACCAGAGTTACTACCATTTTCAAAAACTGTATTTGAGTTTTGTGCTTCAATAATTGTAGATTTTCCCATATTTACTACTCCCTTTATACATAATTAACTAGAGATGTTCATTACATCTCAATAATATTTTACTTAACGTATCTTTAAAATACTCGTTCATATTAATATTTTACAAAAAATAAATTATAAAGGTGTAATTAGTTTGTACTAAATCACACCTTTTATATACTTTTTAATTACAAAGTTTAGTATCCCATTTCTTTATAAGCTTTTTCTTTACCATAATCGGTAACATCATATACACATTTATCTTCAATGGTATCAGTTATTGATGTTAGCTCTATCATATCTCTTAAAGATTGTTCTTCTGACCAATCTGCTGTTTGATTACCTTCATCATCATAACCATTGCTAAATAAACTGTGTAACTCATCCCATTTAGCATAAGCTGTTTCTAGGTCGTTATTTTTCCAAGCAGTTACTATCTCATCTCTTATTTTTAATCCTTTATTATAATTTTCTGACCTTGGTTCATTTTTTATTCTATTGTAAGCATCTGGTGAAATTGCTTCAGTCTTTTGATTATTAACTAATGCTTTTTTATCTTTCTCAAGTTGGTCTATCTCACTTTGTGTTTTATTTATATTATTTTGTATTGTAGTTTCATCACTATTTAAATTATTAAGGTCATCCTGACTATCTTTAATATCATCTTTTTTAGAAGCTATATTTGCAGTAATATCTTTATATTTCTTAATTTTTTCAGAACCATATGGTTCAGTTATATTCATTGTTGATTTACCTGTTTTAAATCTTTTTGGTATAGCCTTACCTAAATCTGCTGGTCCTAATGCATATCCTTTATAACCATTATCAGCTATATCTTTCTCAGATGACATATATTTTTGAGCTTCAGTACCACCATTTTTTAATTGTTCTTCCCAACTTGTAGGTCTTTCTTTTGTTAGATAATTATATAAATCAGCATCTTTATCATATCTTCTAAGTTTACCTCTGTATAAATATCTGTCACCATCTTTATAATGCATAGAGTTTACCTTTCCATCTGGACCATACTTATCTAATACAAATCCTAAATCCTCTAAATTTTTAACGTATTTAGTGGAACCGTTTAAAGCTGAGCGTATCATAGTATTTACTTCATCATTTGCTGGATTTCTTGCTTCTTGCTTTTTATTTAATTTATTAGCTAAATGTTTCATTTTTATATCATCTGCAAATTGTTTAGCTGTATCATTATGCTCTTTTTCCCAGAACTCATCACCTCTAGCCTTAGCTTTTTTAGCTAAATCTTTATTATACTTATAAGCATCCATTTCAAAACTAGGTAAATTGTCATATGATACTTGGTCCATTACTTGTCTAGCATTAATCTTATCATCACCATTATTTGCTTTATCTAAATTTCTTTTAGCTTGGTCTAAAGAACGTACTTTGTCTCTCTTTGTCATATTTTTTCCATAGTAAGCTCTCTCCTCATCAGTATCACCTGCTGTTGTATGTGATTGTATGTCTTGTGTATTTATAGCTTCTGTTAATAACTCATCTACATTAGTATCATTAATCTTAGATATAAACTCATCTATAGTATCATACTCTTGTACAGGTGTTTCTAACTCATTTTTATCATTTAATTTATATTCTATACGACCGTATGCATACTCTTTAGTATCTAATGTATTTAAATCTATAAATGTACCTCTGTAAATTATTTCATAACCCCCAGTTAATAGTCCACCTATCTCATTTAATTGAAATCTAATTAAAAATGCTTTTTTACCTGATGCACTAACGGTTTTATTTATATACTCAACCTCATTTTCTGCACCATTTCTTTCAACTTTTTTATCTGCTTTTGCATTATATGTATCAATTAAATTTTGAAAATCTTTTTTAACCTGAGCAACAGGTTTTTCTAAATTTTGACCACCGTAGTTAGTAGTTAAATCTTCTTCTTTTTTCTCAGCTGGTGGGTCATATCTTTCATACCAACTATCACCCATATTCCAAGCACTTGCATATCTACCAACATTGTATGATACACTAGCCCCCCTTGGTAGTTGGATACCAAAACTTGTTCTAATATTAGCTAAACCTTCTTCTTTAGCTTTTGATTGCATATTATATGCTATATTATGTGCTTCTGTACTGTCAGCACATAGTACAACTTGATAATGTTTTTTACCTTCTGCCATACCCCAACCAGACATCATTGTATCTCTCGCTATAACACAAGGTACTCTTTTTAAGTCTAGTTCTTTATGATAAGCTTTTTTATATTCATCGAACATATCAGCAATATCCATTTCAGCTTCTGTTTTCATTTCTTTCGGTGCCTCTACGGGTTTTTTATCTGGGAACTCTTTTCTAAATGTATCATTCATACTATCTTCATATCTTAATACATCATCTAATGTTAGCTTTTCATACCAATCAGAGTTTAACTGTATTTGTTTTAACACTTCTGGATATACCCATATTACCTTTAATGCTTCATAATCTTCCTCGAAACCAACTATATTATCTATATAGGTCTTTTCACCGTACTTAGCTAACTCGGGATGCACATCAGTATCAACTAAATAACCACCGTGACCGGATGTATAACAGTCATATATACCATCAACCTTAGTTGCTTTTACTACAGCACCTTCTCTCCATAAATCTTCACCAGCTCTTACTAAGTCTGTATATGATGTTGATTCAGTTTTAATTTCCTTACTTTCTGTTTTAGTATCATCTAATGGTATATTATTATCTTTAAATGTCTTTTCCACATCTGCTTTAGCTGTTTGTCCTAAATAAAAATTTATACCCATTCTCTTTAGTGTGGCTAAATTATCTTCCATATACCATTTATCATCTAAGAATAATGAATATTTTTTATCTCCTTCTGGTTTATAAATTTCAACTTTCTTACCAGAACAATCTAAAACAAATTTACTACCATCTTTATTTTTCTTTAATTGCCACAAACTCATTAACTTATTTAATACATCTTTATGGCTATCTACATAACCTGCATAATAACCCTCATCATCAGCTTCAGTTAATTGTTTACTTTCCATAATAATGTCTTCATTTTCATAACCATCAACTGTTTGACTATCAAAATCTAAATCATACCATTCTATACCAGAACCACCACATTCAGAACAAAAATACTCGTATCCTAAAGAGTTACCTTCTGGCTCAGCTGTACCGTATTCAATTTCACCACCACAGTTAGGACATATACCCTCAGTTTCACCTATAGTATCATTATTATCTCTAACCTCACTGAAATTTACATAGTACCATTCTTTACCATCAGTATCGCAATCAGGACAATGCCAAGGGAAATATACAGCTGTATCTTCTAATTCCATACCGAAGTACTCTAACATCTGAGAGTTACATATAGGACATTTACCTTCCTCGTTTGATTTAAATTTTATGCTCATCTTTATTCTCCTTTCATATATTCATCAATTAACTCTTTAGTCTCTGATGTTAAGTCTATAGTATCTTTAAATTCATCCCAATTTTCAACTAAATGGTCTACTATTTCATCTACATAACCCTCTAATTCATCTTGAATATAATTTGTTGTTTCAAGATTTCCATAAGCATTGATTTTTACATATTCATCTGTGTAGTTATACTCACCATAGCATACAGCTCTAACTGCACCCATAATGTCATCAGCAAAATATGTGTCAAAAAAGTCTTCATCATTTTCCCACCATTGTATATCATCAAAACTGCTATCATAGGAATTTATATCTGATATAATTGACATTAAATCCTCCTTTTCAACCATAGCACTTTTAATCTCATCTAAAATAGCATCTCTATCCATAATAATTTACCTCCATAAAAATATATCTCTGATAATATTTTACTATCAGAGATATTATTTAATATATTTTAATTGTTTACTAATTTGACCTTATATATATTATTTTGTGGGTCATACTGTACATCATCTATCTCTTCTCTTTGTAATAATAGATTTTTAAACTCTGCTGTTGCTTCTTTTGTTATACCTAAATCCTGCATTTTAAATGAATAATAACCATCTTCATCTTTATCTGTATCATCTTTAATATTTTTTATAAAATCATCAAATGCATTTTCTGCTGTATAAAATTTAGATTTACCTTCTGTTTTTAAATCAAATCCAAGCATATCTGACAACTCTTGCGACCACTCAGGTATACCTCCATCATAACTTAATATTTCTTTAACATAATCATTTATACTAATCATAGGAGCTACACCATCACCAACTTCATCGTATAATAATTGCATTGCTTGTACAAACTCCTCTATTGTACCTATGTATGCATTAATGTATGCCTTTTGTTCTGATGTTAAAAATTCATTAAATGTTTCCACATTTAAATCATCATATATAACTGGTTCTTCTGAAAATTCATTAGATGGAAATTCAGGATACTCTTTACTCTCACCTAATAAATTATTTAATTTGTCATCCAACTCATTTTGTTTGGCTTGTAACTCATCAACTAAATCTATTTCATCTTGTAAAGTTTGTTTTGCTTTCTCAGGGTCTTTTAATATTTCAGCTTTAGTATCAATAGCATCATTCATATCTTCTTTCATTATTGCTGTTGGAACATATCCATAACCATCTTGAACTAATTGTTTACATTCTCTTGTAAGAGTTAATTTTGCAAACGGAAAAGTGCTACTAAGATTATTATTATTATAATGTTCTACAATTCCATCATCAGTTAATTTAAAACTATGTACATTATTATCTTTTGCTAAATATATTGTTCCCTCTGTTATCAAAGCTTTGTCTAGTTCATTTATATTTATCTTATTTTCTGCTAATATATCCACCTTAATACCACCTTCCTTTATATCTAATTCATTATTATCTATATTCTTATTTAGACTTAATATAAAGTCTTTAATATTATCTATTAACTCATCATCAGTGGGTTTTTCAACAGCATCAACCAACGATATACCAAATTTAAATTTTAATAAATTATCATCTGCTGATACTTTACCATAAACTCTACCTAGAGCTATTTTAGGGAAACTCTGTGCTACATAATCTTCATCACCTAGCCAAAATATAATTTGCTGAAAATCATTATCTGATAAATCTTTTACAGAAGCTGTAGCATCAATTACATAATCATACTTTACACCCTTATTTTTATATGCATCAAATGGTTGTTCTGTCATCATAAACCTCCAACTTATAACTCTTCTAAAGCATTACTCAATTCATATGCTATTTCTTCATATGCTAACCAAGCAATTTTATTTTTTGCTGTATCACAATTTAATATTACTTCTGTTGTATTTACAGAACTTAGTACTAATTGTAAAAATTCATCTGGACCATAATTATCTATTAAATCATATATATCATCAGCATATTTATCAAAGAATGCAACTGTATCTGAATAATATACCATACTACCTACAGTACCATTAACACATCCGTGTTCTAATATTTCCTGACACCTAGATTGTATTTTTTCTTTTAAAGTGTCTCCATCATATTCATCACTGTCTGATATAATATCCTCAATTACCCAAGCATACATTTCGTTAATACCTTTTAGCTCATCTATTTTTTCTTGTACTACATCTGTACTATTATCAGCATCTTCTATGTCTTCAAATTCATCAACAGTTTCATCGTCTGCTTCAGTTAAATCTTTATATTCACCAGTAGCATCAAAATATTCATCTTCATCTATCTTTTGTGCATAATCAACATATTCCAAATCAGCTAAATCATCTTCATCTAATATACCTTCCTCTATAGCTAAATTAGTTATATATTCTGTATCATCCTCTACATCTTTAGTTGATTTAAAAAATTTAGAATACCCATCACTATCTTTATCAGATAATTCGGTATAATCAAAGTGTATCTCATAATAAAACATAATCATTACCTCCATTACTTAATCTTACCATAATTTTTAATATATGTAAATATTATAAACTTAAATCTTTACTCTTTAATTCATAGTATCTATCCTTTAAATCGGATAATATTTCCATATTTCTTAATTCTTTAAAAACAAGATTACCCACACTAGCTTCACCATCTTGAGCTAAACCTAATTTACGCATCATATAAATCTCATTAATAAAATCTAATATAGCTTGTTCATCTGTACCAGCAATTAACTCTGTAGCATTTTCTAACCATTTATTTAACTCATCTGCAATATCTGGTATCTCATATGTTATTGGCTTTGGGAACATTACCCACTCATTTTTTAGTATTGAGAATCTACCATTAGTAGCGTTACCATCAGATACATCTTCTATATATAACTCTACAGGTATACCATTAATATCAATATCATAATCATCATTAAATGAACCCTTTTTAGAATTATAAAATAATCTTAAAATTTCTTTATCTACATAATTAACTTCACTATTAACTATAACGTGTAAGTCAATATCACTATTTTCATTATAGTTATAACTTGCATTAGACCCAACTATTTCAACATCAACTATATTTAATGGTATGTCTATGAATCTCATAAACTCTTCATATATATCTACCATCTTATCATATACTTCTGGTCTTAGATTATTGTTTTCATCCCATAAAGCTGGATTCAATGTTTCGTGTACTTCTATAGCTTCTTGTAATTTACTCACAATAATTACCTCCTATTTCTTTCTACTACGCTTTGGTGTAGGTGCTTCTTCTTCACTTGTTTCTTCTGTAACAGATTCGTTTGCATTAGGATTATTACTTTGTTGTACAACACCTATGTCATCTTTTTCATATTCAAATGCTCTTACTACATTTACAGATACATATGATGATATATCTGAATACATCTCATCAGTAACTTCCTCTACTGGAAAATCTTTAATTTTATGTGCATCTATTGCAGTATCACCTATTTTAATTTTCTTATTAGATAAATTAATAACTCTAATTAACTTCATTTTTCTTACCTCCTAAATCTTTTTCTCTCATTAGAAAATCCCTCATTGTAATTTGTTGTACTTCATCACTATTTAGACTATCTAAACCATAACTGAATGTTAAATCCGGTTGTATTGCAACTTTGTTTTGCCAATTAGCTCTCCATAAGTAAGCATCATCAGTATAAAATGTTAAATCTTGTCTAAAATATTGACCTCTATTTCCGTGATTAGCTATATCGCTATTATCTTCAATACCACTATTAAAGTAAATATTAAATTTGTGTGCCATATTTAAACCGTGTCCTACATATACCATTAATGATGGTCTTAAATGATAATAAAATAATAACTCTCTTATAATAGCATCATTTGTTACCCTATCTTCTGTCCAAACACTTAATCTATAATTTATAGTAATCGGTATTACTTGTGCTCTTATCTCTGTTGGTAAATTATCTGGTCCTAACCTTGTATACACTTCCTCACCTATAAATGTTTGGAATCCTTGTCTATCAAGATTTAATTGCCAATCTAATCTTTCCAAGCTGATAAATGGCATTATTATTTGGTCATCATTCATTTGACCTAATATGCTGAACATCTGGTCTGCTGGACCAATCTGTACAGTATCATTAACTTTACTGTCTTTAATTTCTTGCTTATTAAATCGAGCTTTAAAATCTTCTACAATAGCTCTGTCATAAGCATACACTGAAACATCTTGTTCGTGTATTGGTTGTTCAACTTGATTTCTATTGATATTTTCTTTAGACATCATATACCTCCTAAACTATTTAGCGATAATTTCCACATCTGAAATACCCCCATAATAACTTAGTGTGTAGAGATTCCACAATTGCTTTATCTTATTGTGGTCAAAGTAGTTTTCAATCTTTGTGAAAATACCAGTTGGTCTACTTTTTAAATCACCATAATTTAAATATCTTATAAACCTATCTATTGATGTAGATGAATTAGGTATTAAAACATTTGGGTTTACTTCTATTTTCCATAAATTATTCTTATATGGTACAGCTTTAAAGCTTGTATTAACAGCTTGTAATAAACTAGTTGCTGTAGTATCGTATTTCTTACTACCATACCAATTTATCCAACTTGCTTCCTCATATAAATATTTCAAACGTAGTTGTATCTTTTTCAAATTCATTTTTGTATTTAAAGTTTCTAATATACGGTCGATAAGAAACTCACAGAAATCTGGTATAATTTCTGCATCATTCTCATCTATATTAGTAAACTGAAATTGCAATATTACCATAGGCTTTAACCACTATATGGACTTTGTTTATCATTTATGATTGAATAATCATTTGTCCAGTCTTTATGCTGTTGTGGTGTATTATCTATTTTATGTTCTTCTGTAATATATACATAAGGCTGGTCTTTTGATGTACGTTTACTTTCTTCTTGATTTAGTTTTTCAGTATTAACAAGAGTATATTGATTTTTCTGTTTATACTGGTCAAATACTGGTACAATCGCACAAGTATAAGCATCGGGAAACTCTAAATCACTTACTATTTTTGTTACCTTAAACACTCTTGGTCTTGGTGTACCGTCTACACTTTCTATAGTCATTCTAGCTCCTACAGATAATTTTAGTGTATTATATGGTACATTTACAACTATTGGCTGTTGAGTATTAAGCTCAGATGTCCAACCTAAAGTATTTAATGTATCGACAGATGGATTCTCATCAAATAAAACATCTAATCTTATAGGCATAGAAAAAGTACTGTTATCTTCACTATGTATAGTCATTTTCTTTTCAACTATATATTGGTAACCAACACTTTGTCCTATCAACTTTACCATTTCACTGAAATATTTTCTGAAAATTTTTGCATCTTGTCTATTAAGCAAGCCCATATAGTTTACTCCTTCCTTTCTATTCTATATCAAGCAAGACTTTAGCTTTACTGTAGTCATTATATAAACCAACTACTTTACCAATATTTCTTATATCAAATATTCTTTTTTCATCATTAAAATATTTGATTGCTCTTGCTTTTCCTGCCACATCACTTGTAGTTAGCTCATCACCTATACAAATAAGTCCTGTGACATTAACATCCACCATACCACCATTTATCACATCTACAGTTTTATCAGTAGATGCTATGCATATACCAATTACTAACTTATCTTGATGTTTATAATGTTTAGTACAGCTTCTTGTTACTAGAGATGTTTCGGGAACTGTGGAAACTAAATCACCAACATCAAAAATTTCATCTATATCATATTTATCATATGTTGTTACTTTAGTCATCATCTCTCACCTCTATCTTAAATTGCTCTATCAGCTTTCTACCTTGTTTTAAAGGTCTAGCATAACTCATATTTAACCCCTTAAATCATAAATATGTAATATAGTTTCATTAAAAACTGCTTCTATATTTTTACCTAATTGATATACAGGACATTTAACATATGATGAGTAACCTGTAAACTCGAAACCAGCATCTAATAACTGCTGTTCTGATATTTGACCTAATGATATATATTCTTTATCAAACTCATTAACAAGTTTAAATTTAACATTAGTAGCTGTTTCAAGCATATTTATAACTATATCGATACCAAATATTACATCTTTATTATTTGTTTCTTCCATTAGCAAATACCTCCTAATATTATTTTACTTGTAAAAATTAACTAAGTTATTATCTCATCCAGTAATTCATTTATTTCTGCATATGTCTCTGGAGAGATTACTATACCTGTACCAACTATTTTAACTCCATCTACATAGGCGGTCTTTCCCTGTGCAATATCTGCTGGTGTTGCTGTTGCATCTGAGGTATCTATACCGTAAGTTCCAGTTACACCTAAAATAACAGTATCCTTTTTTATCACATCAGGTGTTAATCCAATTGTATTTGCTAGGGTATTATATGGTATTTTTAATTGTATATTACTATTACCATTCAACACTAATTTACCATCTGTACTATAATTACCGTTAACACATTTTAAATTATCATCTAAAACTACATTTGATATTTCAGCACTGATAGAATTATAGACAGGTAAACTACCTACAACTTTAACATTATTATTATATGCTATTTTATTTATAGCCATATCTGAAGCTGTAACTGTGGCATCAGATTGGTCTTTTGCTACTTCAATACTACTTATTAATGTAGCATATTTACGAAATGTATCATCACTTGTGACCTCTACACCTTGATTAATTAGTGCTTGTTTAATTAAAGATTTTGTTACACCTAGGTAGTCTAATTTTGTATCCATTTTTGATGCCATTATCATTACTCCTTTTCAACTAATGTATCTATTAATATTTTACAAAATAAATAAAGGGGCAATAATGCCCCTTTTGTATATTTTTATTATTGTCCTACAATATCTCCTATAATTTCATCTGTCAGACTTTCAACTTCTAATAGATTACCACCAATCTCAGGTATTTCAGTTTCCATCACATCAAATGTACCTGTAACCTTTTCACCATTGACATAAGCTGTTTTTCCTTCCATAATATCTATAGCTGTTGCCGTAGCATCTGATGTATCTAACCCAATAATTTCACTTATATATGTAGCATAACTTCTAAATGATGCATTTTGTGGTACTGAAACACCTTTAGCTATTATAGCTTGTCTTATAGCTTCTTTTGTAGCTATAAGATAATTTAATTTATCTGCTGTTGTATTTGCCATATGCTACACCACCTCTCCATTAATACTATCTAATAATGTATTAATACTACCTACTTGGTCGTCTACATATTTTTTAGTTGCAGGGTTATAATCTTCAGTTGGTGTAAAAGGGGTTGTATTCCCCTTTTCAAGTACATTTTCTGCTGAAGGAAATACTAAATCCATACGATTAATACCAACATTTTCATCACTTATAATAGTTAATTCATCATCTTCATAACCAACACCTAAAAACATTATCGAATGAACAATTTGGTCTCGCCAATCTAACATAATTTCTATTTGCGTTTCAACATTTTCTATACTATATCTTGTAATGGAAGTAAGTGAACTACTTATTTCTAAATGTGGTTGTTCATCTCCATATTGTTCCTCATCTTCATTATATTCCTCATTTATATTAACAAAATATGCACATTTGCCTTTTCGTAACTCTACAATTATATCTTGAAGTTTTTGTTTTCCACCAAATGCTGCAAAAATTTCCTCTGGTGTACTCTCTTCTGTAAGTTGCATTACATCTACTGGAATATTAACAAATAAATCTGATAGATTACTTCCACTTAAATTTTTCCAATTATTATTTACATATTTATATAAACTTTCAGTTGCTTCATCATAATATATTTTTGATACCATAGGATTTTGTATATTTGTTATATCTACAACTTCTATAACATCACTTATTTTATTTCTATTATTACCTACATCCATATATACTTCATTGGTATCTTTTACATATATTAATTGACCATCTACTTGAGGTACATTTGTTAAACTATTTGAATTACATCTACTAAATTTAACTTTCATTTTTATTATTTCTCCTCTCTTCTAATATTTGTTTTGCTTCTTTATCCCATATTTCTCTATCTCTAGCAAGACAGGCAGATAATTTTGTATAATAAGGTTGTCTATAAGCTTGTTCTATAGATTTACATCCTATTTCATCTAAATATCCTTTAAACCACATAGTATTTCTTCTTAAATTAACTCCATTTTGCAATATAGAAACATTATCTTTATGTTGTACTAAAGCTGGTCTGTGAACTACGTGATTTATTCTCATATTTTGTAATACCCTATTTGTTAATGATGCCCAAGATTTATGAGCATTGGGATTATATATTTCTGATATTCCATCAGCTAATACTTTAGCAATTCCTTTAGGATAATAAGTACATTGATTATAATCAAATCTATCTGTATAATGTGTTGTAAAGTATAATTCTGGTTTAGTAAAGAAATTTATTATATCATTAGGATATTGTGCAATAACTTTTTCTATCTCTTCTTTAAAATTATCACATAATATAAGGTCATCTTCTAGTAATACAGCATTACTAGAAGAAATCTTATATAAAGCTTCGATAAAAGCTTTTACAGGCTTATTTATAGCATCTGTAATTGTTTCATATTCTAAATCGTAATTAAATTTCCTTTCACCAGTTGTTCTAACAAAATATTTTATTTCCATTTTCTACCTCCAACCTAGTTAAGCACATCCCTTTACTATTCTTATATATGTACTAGGCATATTAAAGGTTAACACTTCCCCTATGTCACAACCATCTTGTGTTAATAATTTAACTGTATTATCATTTATTAAAGGTATTATAGGAGCATTGCTTGGATATGTAAATGTTAAATCTGTTCGATTATATCCTCCTAAATGTTGTAGCATACTTATAAAACTACTAACATCAAAATTCATTTGTTCTGGATAACTACCTGATACTAATTCTATAAAATTACTTGATTGTAGTGTATTAGTATCTGTTGCAGGGTCCCAACTATATATTTTTAAATATGTTGTAGTACCATCCATTACTAAACCTATACCACTATTGTTATATGGTTGACCTAAATTTACACAATCCATTAATTTTGCTGTAAATAAATCTTCACCATCACTATCATAAGCTAATTCTTGAGCTAAGGTTTCAGTATCTACAGCATCAAATAAAGCATCTCGTATTGCTGACATATTTATATGAATTTCGTCTCCGGGCTCTAAATATACTATACTAGAACCTGAATAAGTACCAGTAACTCCTAATATTTCATTTCCTACTCTTATCATATCTGAAGTTATATTTAACGTATCCACCATATCCTCATATTGAACAGATACTTGAAAAGGAGTTCTACCATTCACTACTAAATTTGGTTTAAGAGAATCCTCCGGTACATAGTTCATATCGACTACTAATTCAGTACCACTATTATTTTCTATCTTTTTTATAGATAAACCAACCTCTATATTATGAGTTCTTCCATCTATTATATTACCTGTTAATTTTACTCCATCTACATAAGCAGTAGTATCTTCAACAATATCATTAACTGTTGCTGTAGCATCACTTGTATCAGTTCCTTGAGCATCTAGTGTTCCAGTTACACCTAAAATAGTTACACCCTTTTTAAGTTTATCTGATGTAAGACCTATTTCTCCTGTTATAATAGAATATGGCGTTTTCACCTTTATGAGAGCTTCATCTGAAAAAACAACACCACTTAAATAACTAGGTAATTTTTTTATATGTCCACCTGAATATAAATACCCATCATCTGTAAAATCCCCAATTTCAGTACCATCAATTTCATTATATCCTGAACTATTTCTATTATCAAAAAGTTTACCAGTTATTTTAACACCATTAACATAAGCTGTTGTATCAGCCACTAAATCATTTTCTGTGGCTGTTGCATCTGATGTATCTATACCATCTAATGTTCCTACTACATCAAATACTTGTACATTCTTTTTTATGTTTTCAGGTTTTATTTTTGTATCTTTTTCATTTAAAATACTTTGAGCTTTTTGTTTTAAATTTGACATTTTTTAAATCTCCCTTCATTTTTATTATAGGGGCTCCAATTAAAGAGCCCTAATTATTAATTACCAAGTATATCATCTAAGATGTCTTCAACTTCTTGTTCAGTTCCACCTAAACCATCATATGTATCTTGTACACCATCAACATCATTTAGTATTTCCATAGTCTCTTCATAATCAGATGGTGTTGGTCCCGGAGGTGTTGGGTCACCTCCATCAGATTGCTCTGGTATACCAACAAGTTTAATGTTTCCAAGTTCAACATCTTTCATTAAACTTTCATAAGGTGTTGCTTCTGTATTATTAGATGTAAATGCTTTTAATACCTTAGCCATTATTACTACACCTTCATCATTTTCAAATGTTAAGTAATTCTGTGTTACATAATTTCCAGATGCTGTATATTGTGTATTTTGTGTATATAATCTTACTTGATTTTGTAAATCACTTATAAGATTTGCAATAGTTGTTGCAACTGATACTTTAGTTACTGCTGTTTTATCTACATTAATATCAGAAGCATCAATTTCTACATTCTTATTAGCATCAGCTTGTACACTGTTTACTGTATCTACTTTACCAAAATCATTCTTATCGTATGTTGTTTGAGCACCTTGTGCATCTGTACCATATACTTTATTAGCTGAATTTGTCTTATCAACTTTATTATTATCTAAACTTTCTAGTTTAGATTTAATAGTTACTTTTGTAGAAGCTGTTTCATCAACATTAATATCGCTACCATCTAATGTAATTGCTTTTGATTGAGCTGATGTAGTATGACTATTTACACTTTCTATCTTCTTATCTAACTCAGTTTTTAAATCTTGTTGGTCAGCAAGAGTACCTTTAATAGTTCCCCATACAGCTTGAGCGTGTTTCTTAAATGTTACAACAGTACATTCGTTATTTGCAGTGTCTATTGATTTAACTCTACCCCAAGTTCCTTCTGGGTCTGAAATTATATCTTGTATCTCTACAATAGTTTTATCTGTTGGTGTTAGATTATCCATATCTAACACAGTTTCAGCACCAATTGTTGTATTAATTATATCTGTTGTTACAAAGTAATTTACATCAGTATCAAGATTTGTTGCTAAGTCTATTGTACCATCAGCTTGTCTTGTGGCTATAACTGTATTATCACTTGATATAATTTTAATTCTTTCTACACTTGTTACACCATTTACTGGACTTATCATAGTTTGTTTTAAGTTAAATAACTCAGTATTTGCAATTGTATCACTTTCAAGTTTACCAACTATTTGATTATTTATACTTTCAGCAAAAGATTTATCTACTTTACTATTAGTTAATGCTTCAACATCTTCTTCTAATGTTTGAGCTAATTGGTCTATACTATCAGCATTATCTCTTATAGCTTGAGTATTATTTGCAATTCTTACAGCATTATCTGCAATTCTTGTTGATAAGTTAGCATCTGCTGTAGTTCTATTTGTAATTTCTGCTGTTAAATTAGTTTCTAAAGTATCTACATCATTCTCTAATGTTAATATTCTAGTTTCGTGGTCTGCTATTTGAGATGTATGAGTTGCCAATACTCTATCGTGATTTACATCGTGTTCAAATAATGAAGCGATTGATGCATCGTGTGCATCTAATCTTGTTTCAGCATTTGATATTCTTGTATTTTGTTGTGTATTAACTGTATCAATTGCTGTACTATCAATCACTAAGTGGTCAGCATCTTCCATTCTAGTTGTAATTAAACCAGCTGTTGTAAAATGTACATAATCATATGTTGTTTGTTTACTTCTAGTATTTTTATTTGTTACTCTGATTGTTGGTTGACTATCGTGAGTTGCAACATCTAATAAAGCAACTATATTATCTGCAATATCCTTATCTATTTTTAAATCATCTTGAGCATTTATATATGTTGTTAAGTCTGCAACCTCTGTGTCTATTCTACCATTTATTGTATTTACTGATGTTGTAATTGTAGTATTTAATGTAAGTACTTCTTGGTCAATTCTGTTATTTATGGCTGTCTGAGCATTTGTTAATTTTGCTTCAATATCAGCTTTATTATTTGCAACAGTTTCAGTTAAATTATCTACACGACCATCCAATCTATTTACTTGAGTTGTAATAGTTGAATTTAATGTGGCAACTTCTGTATCCATTCTACTATTTAATGCAGATACACTTGAATCTATTTTAGTGTCTAATCTTAATACTTGAGTATCAACTTTAGCATCTAAATTTGCTATAGTTCTCTCTATTGTATCAACTTCTGTATCTATTCTATTATTTAAAGTTAATACTTCATTATCAACTCTAGTATTTAATGTAGCAACTTCTGTGTCTATTCTACCATTTATTGTATTAACATTATCTAATAACTCTTTCTCTGATACAACATCTATAGCGACTGTCTCCTCTGCACTTGAACCATCTTCTAATGAAAATTTATCTTCAATTAATTCAATTTGACCTGTCTCAGTATTATAATTAAATTGTACATCTCTTACAATTTTAGCCCCCTCACCTGCAACTGTTTTATCTACTTTTTGGTCTAATTTTTCTCTAATTGTTTCAGGTGTTTCAGCATCATCATCGTAATTGATGTCATTAGCATCAATTTGAATATTTTTAGTTTCTTGGTCTGTTGCTGGTATACCATTAACAGTATCAACAGTTCTTAAATCATCAATAGGTATGACTGTTTGTGCACCTGTTTGTGTTGTACCATATACAACTCTATGCTCAGATGTTTTTGTAACCTTAGTATCATTTCTTCTTTTTAGTTCATCTAAAGCACCTTGTACTGTATTAGCATCTAATTCTGATGATAAATTATCATAATTAATATCTTCTGCGTGTTTAGATGCTAGTATTACCCAATGTAATGGGTTGAAATCTGACTCTGCTTCAAAATCCTCAACCGCTCTATATAATCTATTTCTATAATAACATAGTTGGTTTCTGTAATACTTATGTCCTGCTTCATAATCTGTTATAGAACTGTTAGCTACTAAATTTAATATTCTAACACCTTCATTAGTTACTGACCAATAACCTTGAATAGAATTATCAGCTGATTTAATTAATATTACATTTGATGATGTAATAGCTGTATCTATATCTTTTGTTATTTTAGTTAATCTTCCAATTGCACCATTTTCTGCAACAATATCAATAGATGATACAACAGCGTAATTAACATCATCAAAAACTGCTATTGACATCTTTTTGTCTAATGCATCTTGTAAATTTTGATTATCAGACACCTCACCACTTAGGTTTTTATATGTTACTAGGTAAACCAATCCAAACTCTTCATATGGTAATTCGTTCCACTCAGTTTCACCATCACCCCTTTTAACTCGATGTGTATCATCTTCAACAGCATACTCACCGTAAGTTAATATTGGGTTATTTACAGCCCATTGGGTACTTGTATCGTGTCTCATAATTATAGTGTAAAATTGTTTATCATCCACTTTACATATCCTCCTTTACTCAATATCTAGTAAGACTTTTGCTTGTGTCTTACTTATAAATTTTATAACTTTACCAATTGAACGTGATTTGAAATAATCATTATCAATGTAATCTATTGCTTTCGCCTTACCTGCGTGTTTACTTATAGTTAATCTATCACCCAATTGTACAAAACCACATATATTTACAGGTACTTCTCCACCATATGCTATTTGTACTAACTCTCTCATACTCTGTTCTGCTGTACCACCTTCTATTAAAATAAACTCTGGTTTATCTTCTGATGTACCACAATCTATTTCCTTCATTTCAGTTGAGGTTGCTCTCCCCCCATCTATAACTACTGGTACTTTAGAGTAATTATCTGAGAACATTACAACTCCTACAATTAATCTAGCATTTAATATAAATTCACCGTGGTCATTTGCTACTGCTCTTGTTACTGTATTTGTTGCTGGGTCTAACATTACCACATCTCCCACTTCTATGATTTCATCAACGTCCATTTTATGGTATACAGCTAAATTTTTACAAACATCTTCTCTAACCATATTTTAGACCTCCTTTAATCATAATCGTGCCAAGATATATCATCATTTAATTGTGATATGTCTGCATCTAATTCTTCTTTCATACCATCTATATCATCTTTTGAGTAACTATAATCCTTTTGTACACCTAGCATCTCCCAGCGACACTCACCTGTGTCAGGGTCCTCTATATATCTCCACTCTTGATAGCCATCTTCTGGGTCATCACTTACTTTAATTAAGTAAGACCTTCTTTTTGAAATATTTTCTGTAGGTAGCTCATCTACTATAAGTGGTTTAGTATCACCTGCTGATGCTTCGTCCATTGCAAAATGTACATCATCTACTCTTGATTGTGCTTCGGCATCGGTATCATACTCTTCAATAAGTTTAGTACCATTTACCAAATAAAAAATGACTATGTTCTTTTCGTGTTTGCCTACAAAGCAATCTTGTAACCAAAACAAATTCAACATAGCCCCAGATTTTAACTGTATAAACATACTTGTATTTCACCTCCATCTAACATCTCTGTAATCCAGAGCCCTTGAATTAGATTTTGTTTCCGCTTCTACTAACTCTATTTAATTAAATTTTATTATCTCTATTTAGATAAATCATCTTGTAATTTTTCATATCTATCTTGTGCATCTTCTTCTGTTTCAAAATGTTCTCTTATTCCCTCAAGACTTCCTTTTGCAGGTTTATATACTACATCAGTACCATCTACCTCTATTAAAGCTATATGTGTTAAATTTATTGTTCTGCCATCATTAAGTTCTAAAAACATCATAGTATATTTCCTCCTTTATAATCTACCTACTAATATTTTACTCAAGCATAAATAAAAAGAGGTAATTTATAAATTACCTCTTCTATAATATAAATCTATTCAATACCTAATTTAGCGTAAATTTCACTATATATGAAATCATCCATAGGTTCCCACACATCATCTTCATTAAATACTGCATCAGCTATTTCTCTTACTAAATCAATATTTATTTTAGACATTGCTTCTGGGTTATCTTCAATACCTACAACACCTTCTATATAACCTGCTATTAATGAGCAAATACCTTTATAATCTAGTTTAGCATCTGGTAAATCTTTAATATCTTTTTGTAATTTATTAAATGTATCAGTATAATTATCATAATCTTTGCCCATTGTATCAGGTGTATATACCTTAGCTTCTCCTAATTGTACATTACCATTATCTAATTTGCTTTCAGTAACTTTATTTTTACTTAATGCATCATATATAGCTTGTAAATCTGATTTATCTAAATCTAATGTTTTAGTTTCTGCATCTGCTCCACTATTTGTTATTTTTAATGAGTACCCATACTCTGTCTCTTCGCTGTCTAGTACTCTTTTGATTTCACTTAAAGTATAATCACTAACCACACTCTCATTTAATAAATAAATTGAATAATCTCTATATTTACCATCATACTTTTCTGGATGTATATCTTGTGTTGCAACTTTAGATGTTGAACCATCTTCAAATTCTATTATAGCATAATCACTTGACATACCACCTGCTTCTATTGTATCAATTTTAGTTATAGTGCCATTAACTGCGTTACCTCTTAAATATTTTAAAACATTATCTCCAACTTTAATATTTTTATAATTTACATTTGGTCCATATGCTTCTTTTAATATGCAACCATTATCAGCAAATTTAATATTATGGTCTACTACATATTTTTCAATTTCATCTTCAACATTTTCAAGGTTATCTACATCAATACCATCTTTTCTCATAAGTTCTTCAACTTCTGCCCTTGCTTGGTCTTTTACTTTTAATGCTTGTTGTCCAAATGTTGTACCTTCTGCATTATCCATTATATCTTCCCAAGTTAATGTTTCTTCTTTTAAACATTCTTTATTCTCTACAATTACGTGCTCACCCAAAGTTTTTCTGCTTTCTTTTTTATTAAGCATTTCTTTATTTTCAGCATCTGCTTTATCTTTTAATTTCTTCCAAGGCTCTATTACATTTTTATCTAAAATATCAGCATCTTCTGGATTATCCTTTTTCTCTCTTTCAGCATCAGCTATTTCTTCATCAGCTTGAGCTATTGTATCTTTATTCATTTTAAATTTACTTACCTTATTTGGTGCTTCATATGGTTTCTTTCTATCTGTATCTAAGAATGACTTAGCATCAAATACATCTTTATTTACAGGTTCATCAATTATAGTATCATCATTAACTGTCATTACTGTACCATCATCAAATACAGATACTTCCCTAAAATCATTTACTCTATCTGCTCTTTTTACAGATGTAAATCCATTTGCTCTGGATACATTATATCCATTTTTTTGTAGCTCAGCTTTATTAGCATTTGGCTCTAAAATCTTTGCATTTATTTCAGCATTAGCTTTATTAGGCTTTTCTTCTAACTTACCTTGTAATGCTTTCATTGTTGCTTCAATTAAATCCATTTTTATTTACCTCCATTCAATTTATTATAAATATTTGTATATAGGCTATCTGTAGCGTATCCAGAAACTAACGCTGGAAATACAGTACATACTAAATACTCTTCTATATCTTGCTCATCTTTTATATCTTCTGGTATATTTACCTCATCTATAAATAACTGTTTATTATCCCTAATAAAGTCAGCTACACCTGCAACTATAACTGCATCTTCGGCTTTATTAAATTCTTCTTTAACTAAAATTTTACTTTCTATTAATTGTACAAGTTTATCAAATATATCTGACACATCATCCTCTGTTGTATATGATGGCATCCATACCATCATATCATAATCAGCATCAGCTACATCTATACCATCACCTAAATTAGCTAATACAGAACTTAATGGTTCTCCAACACAATTATCTATACTTTCTGTAATTTTATCAGTACATACACTCTTAATATAATTTTGTACATATTCTGTTATTAAATTGTAGAATTTTAATTTCATATCTTCTGGTATTTCATAATCTTCAACATCACTGTACTCTTGGTAAAAATCATCTAACTCAGGAATTGCAACTATATAATCTTTCCAATTAACATCACCATAACTAAAATCATCTTGGAAAGCATCCATATAATCATCGATAAAAGCTGTTTTGTTAGGTGCTAACTCTTTGCCCCAATCTTTGTATGCTTCATTAAAATCATACATTATGTCAGAATTTAATTTGTTTAATTTATCTTCCCTGTGTTTTTCAATTTCTTTATTTTCTTCTAAGTCATCATCTACTGGTATACCAGCTTTTATTGCACAATCTCTACACATTGCTTCTCCTGTTTCAGGGTCTACAACGTAATCTTCCACATTATAATCTAAATCTACTCCTTTTAGACATCTACCACAAATAAAATATTCTTCAGTTTTTATTCTATCTTTTCTGCCTAATAGTTTATCATATACTCTATATGCATCTTGTATTGTTGCACCTGAATGATAATCTAAATAGTCACATTTAACTGTACAATTTCTATCCCAAGCTAAATCTTTTGCCGAACCTTTATAATCTTCTATATACATTTTAGCTATTTGTTTTACTTTGTTTGCAACAAATTTCCTTATCTCATCTTCAGTATAACCCTTAAATCCTGAGGAATAACTATCTGTATTTGCCTGTATATATAATTCACCATCTTTTTTAACTATCTCTAAGTTTTTCCAATATCTATCCATTTGAGATGTATTTTCCCAAATACCATCTGACATCTGACCAATAACACTATTTAATACATCTTCTGCTTTAGCATCACTTAAACCTGTTGATACTAATGTATATTCACCATCATTACTAACCGCTTCCGTTTTAATTAACTTATATCTTCTAGCTTTCTCGTCAGCATATGCAAAGGCTATATCATTTATAACTTGTTTAATAGTATCATCATTTATTTCTGTTTCTGGTAAATTATAATTTTTCATTCTATTTTTAATGAAATCTATATCTCCAGCCTTATATTCCTCTGCTACGGCATCTGCCATTTTATAATAATATTCCATATACATATCTGATGTCCAAGGTTTTACTTCTGATGGTTCTTTTAATTCATCTGGTATTGGTGTTAACATACCATTATCTTCTTCCTTTTTATTTGGGTACTCTATTCTATTTGTAGATTGACCAATTGGATTACCCCATTTATCAGTACCGACATTTACTATATCTCTATGTGATGAACTATCGTTTACTTTTAATCTATCTAATTCTGCTTGTGCATCTGATTTAGACATAAGTTTACCATCATTAAATACTATTGATGACGAAGCATCATCTAAATCGTTTTTCTTTCTACCATACATTTCCCAAACACCGTTTTCTTTTTTCAATGTTTTCATTGTAGCTCTTGTATCACTATAACTACCATAAGCTGTCCAACCTGATGATGTTTCTTGTACTACTCTGTACATTTCAGTTCCATCTGGTGCATCCTGTAGTACTTGTTTTATTTGAGTCCTCACATCTTCTGCTTTAGCCTTATCCTTATATAGATTATTCATAAACTCATCTTTTAGGGCATTAAGCTTGTTTATTATTTCTTCATTACTGCTCATTATTATCAGTTACCTCCTCATCATTAATATTATTTAATCTATTTGTAGATGGATTATTACCTTGTACATTTGATGGTTTATTATCTTGAGGTGTCTGCTCACTACTGTCTGGTTCTACATCTTGTTGTGGTTCTTCTTGAGATTGTTCTCTAGCTTTTTGCCACCTATACTTAGCATTTTGTCTTGCCAATTCATTTGGCAATGTTAGTACTTTATCACCAGATAGATTTAAAAAAGCATTTACATCATCTATATTTTCCTCTAACCAGTCCATCACTTTACTTGTTACTTGCTGTAACCATCTTTTATTACTTAGCATACTAGTTAAATGTTTGCACAACGCTCCGTGATTATCTTTATTTGTTCTTTTAAATCTATTTGGTCTATTTTCAGGTCTACCGTATTTATAACCTAATACTGTTGCCTGATATGCAAATCTATATTTAAAATCACCACAAGTGCAATCTACTTTAATATCCATTCCATCTATTGAATTCATAATAGCTTGTGTTACACCTTTAGTATTTATTTGATTACCTTGATTATACTCAGCACTCATTTCTATCCAATATAAAATATCTTCTAGTTCAACTGTATCATTATAATCACCTACTTTACAAGTTATTACTAATGCATTATGATATAATATATCTGTTGTATCTATATTTACTATACTAAACCCCTTATATGCTTGTGCCTTATTATATCTAGTTATTGTTTCACCTTTAGTAAGTGCTAATAATTCATTTCTTGATACCTCTTCTAACTTTTCCATTTATATCGCTCCCACTTATATTAACATAATTTTAAAAATATGTAAATAATTTTCCCACACATTTTGTATTATATGTTTTACCCTACTAATATTTTACTAAAATAAAAATAGGTATTGCTACCTATTTAATATATTTATATTTGTGGTTCAGCACCAACTACCCATAATAATGTTTTTTCTTTATTGTAATTTATATTATTTTCTAACCAATTAAATGTTTTTGCTTCATAATTTGGGTGAAAGTTAATACCATCAAATGTTTTATATAGCTTATTCTCATACTTAAATCCAACCTGATGAAATAAATCTATAATTGTATAATTAGCATATACATTATTTGCAGATAAATTTTTATTAATTAACTTCTGCCTATCAGGTGCTGTTGCAACTAAATAAATATTTTTAACTCGTTTTTTATATTTAGCAATACCCAATAGTACTCCGGTTGTAGTTATACCACTTCCACAAGTTATTACTAAATTATCTAAATCATCTGGTATATTTTCTACCTGTCTACTTATTGCTGAAAACATTATATCTGGATAATCTACTATATTAAACCCATAATCTACTACAAATAAATTTTCATTTTGTGCTATCTTTTTAGCCTTATTATAAAGTATCTTGTGTATACCTGATGAAGATATTATTCTTAAATCAGCACCATAATTTTTTGATATTTTAGGCATTTCTAAAATATTTAGTCTATCTTGATTTGTAGCACCATAGCATATTACAGCTTTCATATTAAAATATTTTGCAACTGCCGATGTAATTGGTGCTTGTGGACTATATATGCTACAACAACTTATCACACCGTCATAATTATTTTTAATATTTTCTATTAACTTATAACACTGTCTTAATTTACCACCATTAACGGTGTTATCTCCAAATGGTTTATATAAATCATCTCTCTTAATATATAACCCTTGATGATTTTCTACAGGTGTTAAATCATCTGCATTTACAATTATCATATACCTCACACTTTCTTAATGTGTATTATATAATAATTTATATAAGATGTAAATAGGTATGCATTGTGCATACCTATTTTATATTTTAAATTTTATTTATATACATTATTTCTACAATATGCTGTTCTTCCTGTTTTAGGTACATAGATTTTATCTACTGTACTACTTGTATTCTCAAGTATTTTAACAGATGTTCCAGCTAAATAACTATATGTTGTACCACCTAAATTTGGTGTACTATATAGTGTTGTATGTGATTTTAGTACTTTAGTTTGTCCTACTGTACTTGGTCTTGACGAACTACCTGATGATGTTAGATATTGAGCTGATACCCATCTACCATCACCAATTCTTGCCCAACCATTTCTTTCTTCATATACAGTAACTTTAGTTCCATTTGATAAGCTTCCTACTATAGAATTATTTGTACTTGGTCCACTACGTACATTTAAGCTACTATTAACTTTTACATACATTGTTTTTGTTACTGGTTGTGGTGTTGGTGTACTTCCACCTACTACAACATATTGTGCTGATACCCATCTACTGTCACCTATTTTATACCAACCATTTTCTTCCTCATATATAGTTACATTATCACCATTATGTAATGAACCTACTACACCATAACCAGTACTTGGTCCACTTCTTACGTTTAGTGAACTATTTACTCTTACTGTACCTGTTTTATATGTTGGCGTTGGTTGTGGTGCTGGTGCATCACCATTTACTATACAACTATCATTTGTCCAACCTATATTACCATTATTTAATAAATATGGATTTGGTGCTCCATCAGCTATATATGTTATAGTACCTGTTTTTACAAGTGGTGTTAATTTCTTAGTAGAATTTGATGATGTGAACACACCATTAATTGTAACAACATCACCTACTTTATGTCCTGTTGATGGTTCTGGTGTTGGTGCAGGTGTTGGTTCAACATTTCCTACTTTTATAGCATACAATCTTTGTATATTTGAATATTGTTTAAATTTATCTATTTGTACATATACACTATTACCCTCTACAGATGCATTTGCACCTCTTCTACTTGCTGTTGTAAATTTTCCAGCATATAAATATGGGTCATATATTTGTATTTCATCTCCTCTAGTTCCTACAGCTAATATGAAATGTCCGCCTGTAGTCCATAATCCAGGACCAGCACACATAACTACAAAATAACCATTTTTACATTTATCAAAAGCATCATATGATGAATGTATTCTCTCTATCTCTAATCCCCATCTATTACAAATGTATGTAAAGAAACCATCTGCCGTACCTCCGGGTACTCTATAACCATTTGCCATAGCTATATCTCCCATAGCATCTGGATATATAATTTCCTTTGCACTAGATATAATCATTGCTCCACAGGTTACACCACAGCCTGATGATTTTATTGTTTTATCCCTATAACCAGCAACATCACAAGTATAAGGGTGATTTGCCCATCTTGGGTCTGCTTGATTGTAATAAACTTTACTCATATTATTATAAACCTCCCTCACACTCAATTTCTACCTTCTCATACTCTCTGTCATCTGGATTTTCGATAACAGGTAATTCTACAGTATCTGGCACTTCTACTTGAAATATACCCTCTTCTGTTTGTAACAATTTTTCTTCTTCCATAATATACCTCCTTTATGAAAAAATTTGTATCTATTAATATTTTACTTTTGTATTAAAAATTTAGATTTTATGTGAGATTTAACATAAAAATAAAGTCTCAGTACATCTGAGACTTTACTAAATTTTGCACATATGACCATTATTGGTCTATACCTATAGCAACTGAAGTGATTGTTATATCATTAGATGGGATAACAGTTAAACTAACTGTTTGAGATGGAAACCCTCTAGTGGCACCAATTATTGTATTAAATGATGCATTAACAACTTCTGTTGCTGTAACATTTGTAGAAATTATTGCATCAGGTATTGCTACACCATCAGCATATAATTGTATTGTTACAGGCTGTGCTGTAGGAGCTACTGCGGTTGTAAATGCTATGTCTAAATTGACTTCATAAAAACCAGCATTACGCACTGTAATTGAACTAGCACCTGCTGTGTGTCCAATATTATTACCTACATCAAACTTATCTACATTAAACGGTATTGCATTTCCTGCCTTTACCTCTATGTTTTTAGAATAAGCTCTTAACATAGTTTATTCCCCCTTCCTACACAACACCTGATACACCATATCCGTATCCATATGCACCTGCATAAGGATAATATGATTGATATGGAGATGCTGTGATATAAGCTGGTTGTGGGAATGGTCTTAATGTATTTGTAAGGTTAGCTGTTTGGTCTATTTGAGAAATTTGGAACCTAGCTGTTTGAAGTTCTCTATCTCTATCTGCCAATTTATCTCTTAAGTTAGATATTTCATTTTCACAAAGTTTATCAAGAATTCTTTGTGTATTAGCTTGACCTTCCTCTCTTAATGTGCAACAACAATTTGCTAATTGCATTTGAGCATTTAAAGCATTATTGCTTGTTTGCATTTGATTCTCAAGTGCATATCTGCTCATCTGCATTTGTCCCTCTAATGCGTTATTTGATAACTGCATTTGAGTTCTTAAATTGTCATTTGACATTTGAGCTTGTAGTTGATTTGTTTGTAGTGCATTATTGTATCTGTTTTCTAATGTCTCTTTAGCATTAGCAAATGATGTTTCAAGTACATCACGATTTACTTGATTAATTGCATCGTGATTTTGAGAGGTTAGAAATTTATCATTTTGATTACTAAATTGGTCTGCTACAAATGCTGTTGTAGCTGTATTTCCATTTCCGAAGAAATTTCCATTACCACCAAACATTCCAGCTATTATAAAGAAAATTATAATCCACCAGAAATAACCACCTCCCATAACATCATTGTTACAGTTACCATTATTCATTAACGCTAACACATCTGCCGCAGTTAAACCAGAACTACCATTTTCCATAGTATACTGTCCTCCTTCCATTAAATTTATTTATTTTAATTGCAATTAAAATCTATTTTGTTGTAACATCTGTTGTAACTGTGCCTTTGTTATTCCTTTTTGATTACAGATGTCAGCTATCTTTTGAGCTCTTTCCTCATCACTATTACTATGCATTAAATTTGAAAAAGTAGATTTTAAATTTTGATTTGGAAGCATTCCTAAAACCATTGCAAATGGATTCTTACTAGCATTTAATTGACCTATAAAATTTTGTAAATTCATTGTTTAATTACCTCCTATTTACCAAATTTTATCTTGCCACTTTTCTTATTAGACCCACCATTATTACCTGTATTACTGTCACTAAAATCTGTAGAATTTTCAGCATTTACAGTTGTTGTAGTATAAGTATTTGTTGTTGTGTTATTTATTGTATCTGCTGACATTTCTGATGGTAATTGTTGTAGATAAGTAGCATTAAGTCTGTTTTCCATATCCCTTAATTTTCTCTCAAGATTTTCAATCTTTACATCTTTTTCATCTTTTGGCAATACTATAAAATACTCTTTTAATTCTCCATCAGGTTCCTTTATTGACAACTTTCCATTCTTCAAATCAATAAAAGCTGTTTTATTTTGTACAAATATATCTGATGGATTTTCTGTTGTAAATCTCGCTTCAAACAACGGTGTTGATGCTGATGTTGTAGGTGATGTTATAATATTATTAATTGGTTGTGGCATTGCTTGATAACTTGATTTTAGCCTTTGTAAATCTTCAATTTGTCGGTCAATACGACTAATTTCTACTGGGTTATACATATCTTGTTCCTCCCTTTTAATTTATTAATTTAATTTTAGCATAATAATTTTTTAATCGTCAGTCTGATAAAACAAAATTTTTTAAAATTTTTGCATAAAAAATAAGAGGTCATTAATAACCTCTTATTTATTAACAATTAAATGCCACAATACATTCTCAATGCAAATGCAACTTTATCCAAATGCTCTACAATTCTTGGACTATCCATCTCTAATATTTCAGATATTGCTGAAAATGTTTTACCATCTTTAAATCTATATTTATATATCAAGAAATCTAAATTATTTCTATCTTTAAGCTTATCTTCAAATTCTAATAATTTGGTATCATATTCATTGTATTTTATATAATCCAATATATCTTGATATTTACTACTTTCACCATTATTAGTCCATAGATACATATCATTTATATTTGATTTACCGGTCATTATATATGCACTAAATATTGCAAAAGTAATTGATACGGGTAAATCCACCTTCAATAACACAAATAAACTCAACATTATTAGTGAGCTCCATATTAAACATCTATACCAAGTTTTAAAGTGTAGTGCTTTACCAAAGAAACCTCTACTTATCATAAATGCTAGCATTACCAAAATTATGTAGGAGATAGGCAAGTTTAATAGCTTGCCTATCAAGAAAATAACCAAGGTCTCACCAATATTAAAGATAAGATTAGGTAAATTCTGCCTAAATTTTTCCATAATTATTCTCCTTCTACTACATCAAAAATCCAAAACCAACTACTCCAGCCACCCATAGTTAAACACCACCTTTCTGTATTAACATAAATATTGCTCCTAGGTTAATAACAAAGAAGCTAACATTAAATAACACAACATTTAACGCTCTAAATGTAGTAGACTTTATAGGTTTGCGTTTTGTATCATCTCTATTCCAAAGCTTTTTATATACCTTTTGAATGATTGGTAACTTATTTCTGACTAAACATAATATTGTAAATAATACAAATCTATGTACAACAACATATAATAAATAATTATTTGTTAATTTCCAAAATATTCCATACAAAATTGCACTTGTAATAATTAGTATCACACTTGCGATACCCAACGTAAATACGTCAGTAATTTGTGCTTCATCTTTATATAAGATTTTCAATAATAAATACTCGGTTATAAAGAAAATTATATGTGCCCATATATTATAAGCTAACACATTAAACAACATTACGTATTCGGTAATATTTATAATCAATAAAAATAATCTCTTACTATTTAATTTCTTGGTACATACTATAAATAATGTAAAGTATATCGCTTCAGGTGCTTGACCTAAACATACTTCTAAAATTTTATCTAAATTCATATCGTTCTACCTCTTGAACATTATATTAACATACTCGACTATGTTTGTAAATCTGTCAGACTGTAAACTTCTTTAAAAAATTTACAAAAAAATAAAAAGAGGGAGTACACCCTCTCCTCTTAATATATTTTAATATGACCAACCCGCATCATCTAACTCTTGCCATCTATCTTGATAATAACTATTATCAAATGGTGTGCAGTAGAAAGGACTTGTTACTTTTGTATTATCTAAATTTTTATTTTCAATTGTAACATTTGTAGCGTTTAAAACCATATTTATTATACTTTGTATTGAGTTATTACTCAAATTATTACAACACGTAAACATAGTACCTATATTTAATGCCTTACTTAATTTGTAATTGCTTACATCTATATCTACTAAATTTATACATCCCCAATACAATCCATATACACCATCATTAACAATATTTTCTAAATTTAAATTTGGTAAGACATTTGTAAATTTATGACAATTAAAAAATGCGGCTCTCATATTTGTAACATTTGTTGTATCTAATTGTTGTGGCATTTCAGCTAAATTTGTACATCTATAAAACATTGCAGTCATATTTACTAATTTTGGTGTTGCTGTTGTTGTAAAGTTTACCAAACTTGCACAGTTATTACACATTCTAGCTGTATTTATAGCACTCTCCAAATTAATTATTAAATTATCAACATTTTGGCAATTTTGAAACATAAATGGAGCATTTGTAATATTCATATTTGCAAAGAAGTTACTTGGTGTTATAGTTTTCAACTTTTGGGCTTGGTCAAACATACCAATTGTATTAACACTTGGACTTGTTGATACATAATTAGACATAAGTCCTATTGATGTTATATCATAACAAGCATTAAACATATTATTCATACTATTTGCATTTGGACTTAGATTGACTGATGCTAAATTAGCTGACAATAGATTACAACAATTTGCCATCATATCACTACCACTTGTAATTTCTCCAGTTTTTATATTATATAAGTTTATTTCTTTTAATCTACCTACGTGTATCTCAAATGTTGTTGCATTACATATATTTAGATTTGACATATATACATATGAAGCCGAAACATTATAAGCATCACGATAATCAAATGTAAAATTTGTAATATTTGGCATATAAGCATTTGTAAAAGTTATACTCGTCCAGTTCTTACCAAACATATTTGTTATATTAGATAAGCTATTTAAATTAGCACGACTTAAATCAAATTGTTTAACATTAGTTGCTGAAAACATATTTGTTGCATTTACTAAATTTGGCATATTCCAATTTATTGCAATTGTATTCAAGTTTGAACAACCAGCAAACATTCTAGCAGTTGTTTTTACATTAGGTAACAGTAGTTTACCTCCTCTAAACTCTATATTATTAATACCAGTACAATAGTAAAACATTTCTGATGCATCTTCTACTTCAGTAAATACTGTATTATTTGTTAACGGTATCGTACCAAATGGAAAATATGATAAATTGGTTAATTTTCTACACTGATAAAACATTCTGCTTGCATTTTTTGCTTTTGATAAATTTATAGTTGTACCATCTAATGATTGCATAGAATTACAGTTCATAAACATTCCATACGCATTTGTTATAGGTGCTACACCTAAATTTAAATTATATACAGCTTGTACTGTTGAATTTGAAAACATATATGATGCATCTAATGATTCTGCTTGAGTACTTATTACTGATGATATAAAATTAGCTGAAACAGTTATTGCATTACAATCAGAAAATATACCAGAAATATTAGTTACCTTAGGTGCATAAAATGTAATATGTGGTCCCCAATAATGTGGTCCTAAGTTTTGTATACCACTTCCCAAAAACATTCTTGATAAGTTTAGTGCGTTTGGAAAACGCATACTGTAAACATTATTACCTAAATGCATACTACTAATAGAATTACAATATGAGAACATTTGTGACCCATCTAACACATTAGACATATTCCAATCTAATATATTAATAGTACGTAATGCATAACAATTCGAAAACATAAACGATGTATTAACACAATTACTAAAATCCAAGTTAACTACATCAAAGCGTGTCATAGATTGACAATTTGAAAACATCCTATATGCATTTATAATATTTGCAAATGATGTATTAGATTTAAAATCAAGTGTACATAAATTACTGCAACCTGCAAATGTATTAACAGTCTCTACAACATTTGACATATCCCAATTAGATACATCTAAATACCTTAAACTTGTCATATTATTAAATAAATTTGACATATTTGTCATATTTGATATGTTTATCCAATCAATGTATTTCCTATTATTAGCTAACGTTCTTATTCCCCAATAGTTTTCTATATTGGTCACATCAACTGTTTGGAATAAATTATAATACGTATTTAAATACTTCATTGCATTATTAACTGTTGCATTATTAAAGTATTTCATAGTATCTATTTCACCTTTAGTTACACCGTTTGGTCCGTAATATCTAACAGCCATACCATCACTTTCTACAGCAGTTAATTGTGTTGGTGCTAACTCCCAATCATTTAATATATTTGAGTATTTATATAAACCTGTAAAATCACTTGTACCAAATCTAGCTATAAGTGGTAATACCTCAAGTAATTGCATTCTAATAGATTGTTTTGTAACATCTATACCTGTTCCATCTAAAGCATATGAATTACCTACAATATTATTTAAAGTTACTGGTCCTTGTATATCATCTTGACGTTTAATAACATAATCTTCATTCATTAAAAATGTTACAGTTTCACCATTACAACTAAACTTTAATTCAGCTCCAAGCCAAGCATTACTACTTGCCATACAATGAATAGTATATTGCATTGTAGATGTGCCATCAGGAGATTTAAAATCATATACTTTAACATAATCTTGGTATACACCCGGAGTTTCGGAAATATCCCAACAAAATGCTGACATAGTCATATTTATATGTGCAACTTTTGTAAACCAAATATTATTAAAGTATTTATTAAATTCAAATTCTTCTTCATTTAAATTATATACAAGTGCAATATCACCATCTTTAGCCGTGGTATCTTCTTCCATTTCATTTACGGTATTAAATTGTTTAAGCATACCTAAATTATTAATGTTATCAACATAACTTCTAAACGTTTGGCTATCTAATATTTCTTGACCTTTATTAATTAAAGCTTGCTTAATTTCTGATTTTGTTTCATCTAGGTAATTAAGTTGATTATATATTGTATTTATATCTATACCGTCCACTAATTCTTCCTCCATTCCAATAAAAATATAAACTACCTCAATAATATTTTACAAAATAAAAAGAACCTGCTTAAAGGCTCTTTTTATATAAATTAATATGTCCAACCAGCATCATCAAGTTCTTGTAATCTATCACTATATTTATCACTAGTTATAGATGTACCATAAAATGGACTTGATGTATTCTGAACTGATAAATTTTTAACTACCGGACTATCTGGTCTTATTGATAAGAAACTGTTTATAATATTCTGTATTGAAGCATTACTTCTACCAACAGCACTTGATGCAAACATTAAGCTAATATCGTTAGCATTATATAAATTATATTCCGGTACATTTTCTAAGTATATACAATTTCTAAACATTCCACACAAATTTATTGCATTAGATAAATCAAATGGTGGAGCATTATGCATTCCGTCTGGATTTCTTTGATTATAACACATATATGCTAAATTAGTTACGTTAGATGTATCATATGTTGGTAACTCTGCTGACATATTTGTATTATAAAACATATATGACATATCTGTACATTTACTTGTATTAAAATTAACAAAGTAAGGAAAATATGGTAAATTCTCTGGAAGCATTGTAAACATTTGAGCAGCAATAAACATTCTACTCATATTTGTAACTTCTGAAGTTAATTCAAAATCTAAATCTAAATAAAATACTGTACTATATTGTGATGTACCAGCACCAATCATTACAGAAGTATTAGTTGGCTTATTACCAATAACATTTAGTCCTAATAAATTAAGATTAACTCCGTGTCCACCATATATAAAATTATTTAATTTTATACTATCAATAGTTGCATTTGCAAAATTAATATCTAAAATACTAAAACCTGTGTTAATATTTAATTTTGGTGCATATAAATTATATGCTCTTATACCTGATACACCACCATCAAAACCAAGATTAAGATTTGACATATTATCAAATCTAGCATTTTCCATATTTAATGAGGCTTTATGTGTATTTAATGACCAACAATCTGCTGTAAACTCTGTAATATTTGGCATATTTGCACGTGAAAGATTATATTCTGCTAAATGAAAACATCTATTAAATATTCCAGATACCCTACCTGAAACATTTGGAAAATTCCAAAAAGTTCCTACTGTACGCACAATACCGCTGTTTCTAAATATACCATTTACTATTCTAACATTTGTAGTATTAAATGTTATATACGATGGCACACCTACCATTGACTTACAACCAGCAAACATATTTTCAAATGATACAGCATTTGCAGTATTTCCTGAAATAGTCTTATACCCCTCTTGAAAATTACTAATACTAGATAAGGACGTACAATCTGCAAACATATTAGTCATATACTTAATACCAGAAATACTTAAATTTGATAGGTATGTAAGTGACCTACAACCAGCAAACATATTAACTGCGGATGTATGATTAATTGATTTCATATTAAACGATATGTTAATTAAACTTGTACAATTTTTAAACATATTCTCAGTATTCTGCACTTCATTAAATGTTCCAATTTGTAATGCTTTTAGATTACTACACTCCGCAAACATATTTGATACATCAATTACATTTACCATATCTAAGCCTAGTGAATTTGAATAAGTATCCCTACTATCAAACTTAACTAAATTTTTACACCCCATAAACATACCAGATGTATTTACCAAGTTTGGTGCTAAATGAGGAAGATTAAATGCATTAAATCCCATTAAACTTGAACAACCTGAAAACATATATGCTGTAGTTGTTACATTTTCAAAACTAAAATTTGACATATTATAGATTAAATAAATTGTAGTACCACTTGATATATTATTACCTAATAGAGTACATCGTACAAACATATTCGACATATTAGTTACATTTGCTGTATTCCAATGTAAAAATACCTCACCGTTATTAATACCCAGTCTATAACAATCTCTGAACATTCCAGCCATATTTGTTACATTTGCAACATTCCATTTAGATATACCATCTATATATGTTAAATTGGTACATCCAGAGAACATATCAGCTGTATTATTAATATTCTCGAAATTCCAATTACCTGTATTTTTTAATGCATAAAATTTAAAACCACTGAAAAGATTACACATATCATTACCAGATAAATTTTGTATATTTACACAATTTATTTCAGACATATTGCTTAAAGTTTCATTATAATAACTTCTAAAGAACAAATTGGAATTTACATTTGTAACATCCAATGTCTGATACAAATTTGCATATTTATTTATATAATTTTGAAAATCATCTAACTCTGTATAGTTACTAAAATACTTTATCGTATTTAATGTACCAACTGAACCACCATTTGCACCAAAGTAACCTACAGCCATAACATCATCATCTGTAGCTGAATACTGTGTTGTAGTACCTACCCAACTATTTAACATTCCAGAGTATGTATAAAGACCTGAGAAATCAACATTACCATATCTAAATAATTTCTGAACTAATGCAATAGCTTGACCAACTTTACCACTTGGGTCTTCTACTTGCATTGGTGTAAATGTACGAGTAGCTGTTTCAGATAAATATACACCGCCTAAACCACTTAATTCAAAATAATTTTTCTCACTTGAACAATTATACTCATATATGTGGTCTAAGAAATGCACAACTATTTTTACTATAAGATTTGTTTTATCTGTATCTATATCAAATTTAATTGTATATTTATCATCCTCATTACACGTAAAAGCCACAAGACCTGTAGTTGAAAGATTTATACTTAATAATGCTGTAATTGATGGATATGGATTCGCTACTACTTTTGGCAACCAAAGATTACTATAAGTTGTATCTAAATTTGTAATTTCATTTTCATTTATATTATAAACTACTGCCATATCATCCGGTTTAGCTGTTGGGTCATCTTGCATTTCTTGCACAGTATTAAATAATTTTATATTACCTAAATTATTTATATTATTAACATAACTTCTAAACGTTTGCTCAGATGTTACCTCTTGCCCCTTATTTATTAAAGCTTGTTTTATTTCTTGTTTTGTTTCATCTAGGTAATTTAACTGATTGTATATTGTATTTATATCTACTTCCAATTGTGTCTCCTCCATTTCATTTAAATTAGAAACTACCTCAATAATATTTTACAGAAATAAAAAGAGCCACTAATATGACTCTTTTTAAATTTATCTTAATAAGACCAACCGGCTTCTGATAATTCCGCCCATCGATTTTGATAACGTGTATTTGTAATATTTGTTCCAGAAAATGGACTAGAGTAATTGTTATTCATCAAATTCTTATAAGTTGAAATATTACTGTTGAGACACATATTAATGATGTTTTGAATAGAAGAATTGGACAACCTATTACAATTATCGAATGCCCTTTCGAGAGATTTAAGATTAGATACTTCATATTCTTGTACGTTTTGCAAATTAGTACAGTTCGCAAATATAGAATACATACTCTCTACATTTGAAGTATTAAAATCTGGTGCAGTTACCAAGTTAGAACATCCATTAAACATATACCTCAAATTTGTAGCACCAATAGTCAAATTTGATACTGATTGCAAATTATGACATCCATCAAACATCCACGTTACATTAGTTCCACTTCCAATGATTAAATTCGAAACAGAAACTAGTCCAACACAATTATAGAACATACTATGCATATCAACTACATTAGAAGCATCCCAATTGTTTACAGAAGTCAATTTATTACAATTAGTGAACATATAAGACATATTGGTAACATTAGAGGTATCGAAATTCGGTTGAGTTGTAAGATTTACACAGTTACCAAACATATACACCATATTTGTAACATTAGATGTATCATAATCAGATACAGAAGTGAGATTTACACAATCGTAAAACATATCGTGCATATTCGTCACATTAGAGGTATTAAAATCTGGAGAAGATTTTAAATTTTTACAATCCCTAAACATCATTTGGGTATCATAAACCTGAGATGTATCCAGATTACTAATATCTACTGAAACTACATTACATCCCATAAATTCATTGACTAATAGGAATAAATCTCCAGTACCAGAAACATTAATAGATGCGACATTGTTATATGTGGTACGTAAGGCTAGTCTTAAGGTATTTCCATAAATATCATAATCTTCACCTTTGTCAAGAGGAGTGTCATTAATAATATATTGATTTGACCAACCTTCGGTATTCTGATTACAGTCCAAGTAACCCTTATTGAATAAAATGTCTTTGTCTACTTGCGAAAATCTATTTGAAGTGATACCAATATTGTAAACTAAAGAATTATTTATCTGAGAAGCAACTGGCATCATATTGGCAATAGTTGAAAGAGATTTATCACTCAGATTATTACAATTGTAAAACACCCTTGTAACATTTGTCACATTAGACAAATTTATGAAAGGAAGATTGACAAGATTGGATGAATTAGCAAAGAAACCA